GTCGATATGCTCTTTCGGCGTCGGTTTCTCTGCCGTTTCGTCGGACGGGTTCGTCGATAAGCTGGCATTGTACTCGTCGATTTCCCGGTTCATCTCGTCCTGCCGGTAGTGCTGGACCTTTTCGAGGAAGTCGCTGTTGATGTAATACTGATTGACATAGCGCAGAGTTTCGTTGATGGCCTGGAGGATATCATAGTCGCTGTACTGGACTTCGTTGTTATCCCCCAGCTTGTAGCGGATGAGCTGTTTGAGCGATTTGGCGGTAATCATCCCAGCAACACCGCCCCACGCCACGTACGTTTCTTGTGGTTGACGGCGAACTGCTTCCATACACTAAAGAATTTCTGGATGTAATACTGATATTTCGCCTGGTTCCCTTCGAGTTCAGCCCGTTTCGCGCAGATGAGCCACGGGTCGAATCCCCAGAATTCCGGCGGGATGAAGCCCATGAGCTGAATCCGTTCGTTCTTATCGCCGGCCCAGCCGCCGTTGTCAATCTCATTGACGCGCCGGGCCGCATCCACGGCACTCGATACGTCGACAGTGTTCCGCAAGCAGATTTCGTCGCCGTTCTGGTAAATCTTCTGTTTCGTTATCATGCAGAGTCACCACCTTTATATAAAAAGAAGGGGCGTGAACCCCTTCTCTTATGGAATTGACTATCGCTTAATGTCAACGATGGAGCAGGACGCTTTCGGCTGCGTGCCCTTAAGGCCCATGCTGGCTTCGATGACGAATTTTTCATACGTGCCGCCTTTACCGAGTTTTTCGGGCGGTACTTCGTGCGGTTTGACGAGGTACTTCATATCCCAGTAAGACAGGTCGAGAATGTCGATGCGGTTGTCCGGGTAAATCGGGTGTACGTTGGCATTGACAACGCCGAACACACCCTGGTAGGACGTAGCAAATTCCGTGGCATTGGCCTTTTCATTGCCTTTTCGGGTAGCCGTCATGGTAGCCAGGACGAGCTTGATAAATTCACGGTACTTAGACGAGGACATATATGCCTGTGTAGGATGACCGCCGCGCTTACTCGTCATTTCCATAGCGTTATTGAAGTCATCAAGGGTGTACGAGCGCTTCTTGCCCAGGGAAAGGACGTTGTTCGTAACAATTTTGACGTTCGTGCCGGCGGCCGACAAAGTTACCTGGTCGTCTTTGATATTTTCGATAGCGCCCTTCTGGGTATCAAAGATGGTCAGTTTCTTGCTATTGGTGCTGTCTACACGGACGTAGTAGTACAAGCCATCCTTGAGACCCGTCGGCATGGTGTCAGCGACAAAATAGCAGAGGTCACCGGTAGCCAGGTGGGTTTCCTGCGCCGACGTAATCGTGTTATCCGTGGTAGAAACAGTTACATCAATGAGGTTCTGTTGCATGAAGAACGGTACGCCGCCGGAACGAGGCTGTACGGTTGCCGAACCGTCTACTTTCTTCGTGGAGTTGACGAGCATGTATTCAATATCCTGTGCCAGGCCCGTGTAAGCGTCATAACGGAGGTCCGCAAGTTCGGAGCCGTGTTCGTTTTGATAGGCCTTTTTTACTTTGTTTTGCGCGTCAGATACCATGCCGGTCTTCTGGAAGAACTGAATGTTGTTCGACAAGCCTTCGATGGATCCGCCCGGCTGGAATTTATAATCTTCCATTTCGAGGTGGGCGTTATCCTGCGGGGGGAACAACCCCTTCGTCATCCACGAAAACGTCATGGCTTCTGCTGGTTCGGAATCGCCGAATTTGGAGTAGAACAACGTGAGTTCCGGGGTAATATTGGTAAGGATAGGGCTGATATCCTCTGCATGGCCGATAGCATCGTAGGTGTACGACTGGTTGGCCGATTTATTTAAGTTTCTCTGTACATCATATGCCATATGTTTTCATCTCTCCTTTATCTGCCGCTGAGGCCTGCGATGAACGCGCGGCGTTCGCGGACTGTCATATTTCGCATCTGCGTAAAATCAATGGGTTTGGGTGGGGTTTTCGCTCCCGTGCCCGGTTGTTCGACTTTCGGGACCGGTACTTTCTTCGGCTGCTTCGTCAGATCATTCGCTTTAGCGTAGTATGCCGTGCGGCATTTGTCGTAGTAGCCTTCAAGTACCTTGCACTGCGTGGGGGTGATATTCCCGCCCTGGAGGGCTTTGATAGCATCCCCGATAACAGCAGCGTCTTTATACGGCATTGTCTGATAATAACTACCCATTAACTGATTAATGTCGGCAAAATGAGGTTCTTCGGCCTGCTTCTGCTGCGTAAAATCGACAATGCTCTGATAAATGGCCCGCTGTTCATTCTGTGCGGCCTGCGTCCGCATCTGCTGTTGCTGGATAGCGCCAATAAGCTGTTCCTTATAGTAGGATTTAGCAGTATTGAAATGCGCTACTTTCTGTTTCACGGCGTCGTCGTCGGAGTATTCGGCGGTATCAATATCGTCCTGCGTAATACCAAGGGCCTTCATGGCCTGGTCGGTTGCGGCCTTATCAATATCGGCAAACATCCTTTTCTGCTGTTCCAACTGCTGTTGCTGGGCCTGCATCTGCAAGGCCTGCTGCTGTTGCTGGTACTGCTGTTGACGTCGTGCCTGTTCCTGCTGATACTGCGCGTATTGCAGTTGATACTGCTGGGGGATACGGCTTTCGTTGACGTTCCCCTGTGCAATAGCGGTATTCAGTTCATCCAGCGTGTACGGTTCGGTGTGGATGAGTGGTTCGGGCTGTTTTTCGGCAGCTGGTTCGGTTGCCGCCGGTTCGGCGGGTTTCGTTTCCGTCGGTTCGGTCGGTTCCGTGGGCTGTGATTCCGGCTCATCCTGTGCGGGCGGTTCGTCTGTCTTTGTTTCTGCTGGTTCCGTCGGTTCGGGTTTGGCGGCGGAAATGCTCTTCCTGCCGGTGCGCGGGTCTGTCACGAGATACAAAGACTCCGGCTGTGATTCCTGGGCGGCGCCCGCGACGTTTTCGTTGGTAGTCGTTGCCGTGGATACATCTGTCGTTTCTCCTTCTGCAAACAACTGTAAATTAAAGTCAAACACGTCTATTCTCCTTTCTGGTTGCGCTTTTGCTTTGCAATATCAATGATTCCTGTCATGTAGTGGTACAGCCTCATAGCGGCCCGGTAGTCGCGTTTTACATCGTCAGCGGGCTTCGTGGGGCTGTCCAGGTCCTTGAGTGCGGTCTGCTCTTCGATTTTCAGCCAGTCGTCCAGGAAGGCTTTGAGGTCTTCCGCTTGCTGGCCCTTCATGATGAGGTCTGCTAAATATCGCTTCTTGGCCGCTTCATCGCCGCTCCGCATGGTATCGAGTAAGGTTTTTAGTTTACTGTCCATTCATCGGGCCTCCTTGCTGGGGTACTTGCGGGGCTTGCGGTTCCGGTGGGGCTTGCGGCGTCATCTGTGCCAGCTGGTCCCGTGCAATCTTCTCGATCATCGCCTGTGGGCTGGTGTTGCCTGCCGTCCGGGTATTGATGATATTCACTTGCGCGTCAAGCGGCAAATCGTTCATGTTCGCCCGGATAGACGGGATAGACGCCACGGCGGCCTTGCCTTCGTAGTCGGCCTGCTTCAAGGTCAACTGCTTTTGCAGGTCCATAGCTTCTTGTGCCTGTACGGCCTGTGCGGCTTGCTGTGCCTGCATCTGCTGGGCTTCCTGCGAATCCGGGTCCAGCAAAATGCCCTGCGTATTCTTGAGGCCCATTTCTTCCAGGAGCGCTGTTCCGGCGGCGTAATAGCTCTTGGGAGTCGCTACGCCCGCCTGTGATAATACCGGGTATACGTTGCTGAGGAGCATCATATAGCTCTGTATCCGCGCTTCTTTCGTACCCGCGCCGTTACCGACATTGATAATGAGGTCGTAGTCGATATCAAGGTCTTCACTCTTGACGGAGACTTCTTCGTCCTTGAAACGGAACGTCTGTACCGGTTCGCCGTACTTCTTGTTGAGCAGGATAAGGAAGCGGACCATAGGCACTATCCAATTTTCTGCGAACAGCCGGGCAACAAGCCGGATACGCTTATCTGCCTGCCCTAGAATAGCCGTAATGCCCGTGGCCGTGCTATTGAGGGAGTTAGCGTCTAAGCCCTGGTTGTACTTCGTACTGCCAGTACGGTTTTCCAGCTCGCTTTCAGCGTAGTTGACAAGGTCCATCGTGAGCGGTGAGATATTTGCCGGCGGCGGGTTCGCAATGGCCGCGTTCGGGTCGCCCTTAATCGGGACGTACTCGTCACCATTGAGCAGGGCGTCCATATCCATTACCGACGTGTAGTCGATAAACTTCTGCTGGTCGTTGTTCTTTGCCACGTTGATGACAATCTGCTTGATAAGCGCCGTTTTTAAGTCCTGTAGGCCTTCTACCTGTTCTGCCAGGGCCATGTCGGCGAATATCTTGCGGCTTTCGCGTACGCTACCCATCGCAAAGAAGGGAGCAATATCGAACTCGTTGGTTTGGATAGATAACGGCGTATCGCCGACACAATGGACAATCAAATGCTCGTAGATGCCGTCGTCGTTATAGTCCACGTCTACATAGCACTCGTACAGCTCGACGTCCTTAGACGCGTTATCGCCGTCGTTCGGCCGCATATGGTCGTCGGACAGCTCTTTGTTGATGTACTCGTCGGCGGAGGTATACTTCGTATCGCCTGCCGCCTCCAGCGCTTCATCGACGTTCTGATAGGTGCCGTCCTGTTCTTTGCGCTTGAGATAGTCGCCTTTCACAATCTTCCGATGTGCCACGAATTTGCACTTTTGGAGTGTGCTGGCTTCCGGCGTGAAGCGCAACTCCGTGGGCGGTACATACTCGACAACCGGATAGTTGGCCGTGACTTTGACGTGGTCGAACTGCACTTCATACAAATCCGGCGCGTCTTTTAGCTGCTTGACCTTCTGTATCTCGATTTCGCCCGATAACGACGCCTGCGTAAGCATCATCGCTTGTTGCATGTCATTCACATCGAACATGAGCTTGTAACGCGTACGGTCTTCATCCCGCTTCCACCACACCTTAGCAACGCCCAAATTCGTCCCCAGTGCGTCGTCGATGACGTCGTTTACAAGGGACGTATAGTTGTTCTTGCGGGTAAGCTGGTATTCGACAAGGTGCTGTATATTCGTGGCTGTATCGTCATTTTGGATGGTACTGCCGGCGATAGTAACAGGCGATTCGTTGCCGATAAAGACTTCTACAAGGCTGGGCTTCATCCATTCAATAATATTGTTGAAATCCATGCTGACGAATTTACTCTTTTTAGACAAGTTCGGCAGCTTCTTTTCGTACAAGTCCTGGTCGCCGTTGCGGAGCTTGCGGCGGTGTATCAGTTTCGGCTCTACCGTGCCTTCATAGTACTTCTTCGCGACGTCAATGCCGTCTTTGACGCTCATCATGATCTTCTTGATTTCGTCGTCTTTGAGCGTGTCCAGGGATACCGGTTGTTCTTCCGGCTCTGCCTGCTGTAACAGCCAGTCTGTAACGCTCATCTGCTGCGGAGCATCCCGGCCGAACAATCCGCCTGTGTCCTGTGCGGCGGACAAGCTCTGGTTTAAATCCTCCATCTCATCACCTCGATTGATAGCTAAATAAGGCCCCGGTGGGGCTATGGGGCAATGCGCGGGCTTGAACCGCGATAGCTTTTATAGCTGGTTTGCCTTAACCTACATTGCCATGGGTGGCGGGGTGGTCAGCCCCGCCGATGATAGAAAGGAGCATGTCGTGGAGTCGCCCTTGTCCGGTGCAGCGTCGCTCCACGCGCTTTACATGTACCCGGCCCGGTGCATCTTGCCACGGGTCATCTGCTTCCATTTGTCCGCCATGCTCGTATTGTCCCGGTAGAGCTTGGCACAAAGGTATGCCAGGCAGTCCATTAGATGGCTGTATTCGTTCTTTTCCGGCTCATCCAGCGTCCGCCCAGCTACGACTTTACGATGATAGCCACCTGTAAATGCTTCGATGAGCATCTGACAGCGCGGGTCCAGCTGTAAGAGTGGTTTGCCGTCCGGTGTAAGCGTCGTGAGATAATACCGCACGGCTTCACTACGGCCCGTCTGCGTGAGTTCGCCCGGCTCGACGATAATGCCATATCGGTCGCGGAGTATCTCGTTCGCGGTCTTCTCGTCGCTCTGTGCGCGCTGGTTGCCTGCGGGGTCGCCGACTGCCGTATACTCGTACCCGCTGTAAAACGTCTGTAATTCCGCTTGTACGGCACGGCCATGGGCCAGCATCCCACAATCCCAGGACTGTAATTCTGACAAGATGAGCAACTGCCCTTTGGCCGTTGTCTGTGCAATGATGGTCGCCGGGGTAAGCCCATAGTCAAACGACAAGAGGAGTGGCCGCCCTTCTATCGGGTGCAGTTCCTCGTTGGCTACGTGGCGATTGTAGTCAAATTCCGGGTAATACTTCGGCTCAGCGCTGACGGTCCAGTTGATTTCATATTCACGTTCCCAGCCCTCAGTGGTCGTCCCTTTTCGTTCATTGGTCTTCCACTCTTCACTGCGCTTTGAGGGGTCGGCGGTGTAGTGTATCCTAGCAATATACACCCCATTACGCCGGTACTCGTGTACGCCTTCTATGACGTCGTGCGCTTCCTGCTCTTCTTCCGGCTCGTCCTCGTTGAGCTGGCCAGTCACAAGCTGACAGAAGAAGCCAGGGTTCGCTGACGAGTCGATAAAGATGCGGCCGCCGTCTTCGATAGTCGGGCGGAGACTGTTCCAGGTAGCTTGCGCAAAGTCCCAGAATGCCATTTCTGTGCAGTACACAACCGATGCGGTGTACTGACGGAGCTGGTCGGCCCCTTCGGCAACGGCTCTCAGCTCAACGCCGTTACTGAACTTGATGTAGTCATAGCCCATCTTGGAGCGCGTCTTGCGTTCAACGGCGGGCCATTCGTGGCTCTCCGGCAGGTGCTCATACAAAAACATGAAGCGGCTGTCCCCCAGCAAGTAAGCGCTATCGTCGTATTTCTTCGACTGCACGAATATCGACAGGTTCTTACCAAACATCGCATAGTGTAGGAGATTAGCCAGGCACCGCCATGTCATCATCATGCGTCGGCTCTTCGGAAATGCCGCTACCTGCTCGCCGTGGATGATCTGATCTACGCGGGCAAGATAATCAAGCTTCGGGAAATGTTCGACAGCCCCGTTCTTCGCTTCGTTGACCGTGAAGCAGCAGTCATTAATGAATGCCGTCGGGTCATTCTTCCATACTTTCCACTCCATCAGCCGCATCAGCTCGACTTTCTCTTTCAAGCTCTTTTTGCTAGTTTTATTCGTTGTTTTTGTTGACTTCATTCTATCAACCCAGGGTTAAGCCAGCCAAACTTGCATAATTATTACTTATCGAGTTCCTTTAGTTTGCTTTCAAGCTCTTTGATGCGGGCATCTACGTCGGCGTCTGTGAGCGTTTCGACTTTGACTGCCCCGCCGTCCGCGCCTGTGATGGCATTTTCCACGCGGTCACGCCATTCAAGCCGCTTCCGGTTTTTCAGCCAGAATATCTGCGCTGTCGTGTTTGGCTGCACTTCTTTGTGTACGACTTTCGTCACGACTAGCTCGTCGTCACGCAGTTCTTTTGTGACTTCATCGTATTTGTATCCCAGCGCCGATTTAAGCAGCGCATTCTCTACCTGCCTATCAACAGCGTCCTTTCCTTCTTTTAGGGCCTCTAAAATCTCTAAATGGTCGCGTTTCCAGTTATACAGTGTAGCGTTGGAAATACCCATATTGGCCGCTATCTGCTCATCACTAAGGCCGTCCCTGGCCCATCCTTGCAATCTAAGCAGGCCTTCTTTTGTCAACCATTCTTGATACTTACCTTTCGCCACTGTATCACCACCTTTTAACCGTATACTTAAAAAATCAAGGCCCTGTATGCCGTTCTAAGCGGATTTTACAAGGCCTTTCATGTATCTGTATGTCTGATTACTGTTTCTTACTGTTCATCACGTCATCCCACTTCCAGGAGATTTCTAGGCAGTCCGTGCCGTGATACCACTTGACGTAGTACTGCAATGTGCGCAGGTAGCATATCAAGTCTTCGACGGCTTCGTCATCATACCCCGTAGGTAATATGATCTGCACACTGGCCGCCCCTCTACGGGTAGCTTCATCTATTTTGCGCTGTGCGATAGCAAAGAGATTCATTGCACTGAGTCGTTGTTGCTCTATTGCTGGCTTGATTTCTTCCATGGTCTCCTCCCGTATATGACAAGAGCCGCCAAAGCAGGAAGGCGGCCCAATGTCTATGTGTTTGTGTAAACCTTTTACAGAGGTGTAACAGGATTTGCATGTGGACAGTGTGTGCGGCGGAGTGCCATAGCGCCATCTACTAACACTTCTCGCCGCCTTGTCCAATGATGGGATTCTAGCTTTACGCTAAAACCTTACACTATTATTATACGTGTTTTTCATGCCGCTTATTCTTAGAATAAGCAAAAATGGCAAAAAAATAAGGACAGCTCATTTCGAGCCGTCCCTTTTGAGTTTCTTCCTAATTTCGTCGGCTTTTTCTTGCCGGTCTGCAAAGTATCGCTGTTCCGCTGCTTCCCTGGCCGCTTTAGCATCATCCAAATTGTCAAAAAAACCTAAATGAATCTGCTTTCGGCCAACACTTATATAAGCCCGGTATCGGCCGTTTCTAAAGACGGATACTCCGGGAACTCCAGTGCTATTGTTACTGTTGATTTCCCGTCCGAAACCAGCGTACTTAGGAGCTACATGTTCCCGGTGTACTTTGGCCGTCAATTTACGTCCGTCTTCAAGCGCCAGGCTGTCTCCTTCTTTCCGCTTACAGCCGCACGAAAGAGACTTCCCTTGGATTAAATTATAAACATAGATTAATTTTTCTTTCCCGCAAATACAGCGACACCGTACATAATCATGTTGGCTTACATCGGGTGGCGCGATGACTGTCCAATAGCCAAAACGGGTGCCCGGCTTTATATCGGTCTTCTTCATAATCCTAAATTTTCCACGAGTACCAGGCGCTGACCAGCTGTCAATGCTTCGATTTTTCCCGACAGTTGCTTCCGGTCGTCGTCGGACCCGGTGGCTGCATCAAGCACGTCTAAATGCAAACCTCTAATTTTGCGGCGGTCGATGACAGCCCCGTACAAGACTTCACCCATGATTGCCAATTCTGTTTCTGTCAATTCCGGGGGTGTGTCTAAATCAAGCATGATTTGATACCGTTCTACGATTTCACCCAGGCGGCGGGAAAAACCGCTGGTGCGGCGGCTGTCACCGCGCGTTTCAGCAGCAAGCCGTTCAAGCGGTTCGCTCATATAAATTGTTCTTTTCATTATTTTACCTCCTTATTCAAAAGGCGGCCATTTCTGACCGCCTAACTAATTTTTTACCATTCTCTGATTTCATCTTTGTATTCTTCAACCCACGTACCTGCAAAAATTTCTCTTAAGTACGAGAAATCAAGGTCTTCCCACGTCATATCATTCTTTTCGCAGTAATCGTTGATGATGTCTGTGACGTCTTCGGCGATGTTTTCAAAGAGAACATCGTCATCGAGGACATCGTCATCTTCTTCGATTTCCTGGAGAGCTGCTAACCGGTGGCTTCCGGTTACAAGGCCGAGATTGGTGTAGAGAATCGGGGCGCCCTGCCACCCATTTGCTAAGATGGATTCTTTGATTTCGGAAACTTTCTTTTCATCTACGTCGTTTACCAACGGTAAGCATTTAATATCTTCGTATGTAGCCATGTTCTTTTCCTCCTTGCGGACTTCCCTGTCGGGTGCCGACTCAAGATTTATTTTGGAAGGTCTTGTTTTCCCCTTCCTTGATTATATTATAGCATATATGCGTAGAAAGTCAATAGTTTTATACGTATAAAATAGAAAAAATAGCCCCCAGCCACGCTCGTGGCCGAGGGCTTCTTTCACCACTTATTCTTCCTTCCAGAACCTTACAGCCCCGGAAGTTTCTTCCCCGAAGGGCTCTGCCGTATATACGGTACGGCTACCGTCGAACGGGTCAGTCAAAACTTTCGTCTTGACCTTTTCCGTCCCCCAGATAAATGAGCAGCTCCATCCATCCGGGAAGATGTCTTCCATGTCTGGGGACCAGAAGAACATCTTATGGTCACTATATAATTTTTCTGCTTCATCCCTTGTTATAGGCTGGAGCTTGTATTTATGCCCCCCCCAATTTCCCTTTGGGCCATCCCCTGGAATTTTCTATACTGCTTTGTACTCGTCATCGTTTCCGTAATCGTTGTCATAATCATCGCTCCCTTTATTCGTCAAGAAGTTCAGCTTTACACCGTTCCATAAGGTCGTCGGCCCGTGCGGTGAACAGCGCTGTTGGTTGGCGGACGATGACGATTTTGCTGACGTCCGGATGCGTGATTTTCCTAAAGATTAGGAGGGATTTATATGAAATACGATGTAACTTACTCTTGCGGCCATACTGGTACTGTCCAGTTCTACGGCACGGCCGCCGAAAGAGAACGTAAAATTGACTGGTACGAAAATTACGCTGTCTGCCCCGACTGCTACAAACAGGCCCAGCAGGAAGAAGCCGCAACAGCGGCCAAGCAGGCTAAAGCAGACGGCCTTCCAGCTCTAACCGGTAGCGAAAAGCAAATCCGGTGGGCTGAAAGTATCCGCAAGGAAAAGATGGCGGCAGCCCGTGAATGGCTGTCCCGTTATCCCGGCGAACAGGCAGATAAATGCCTGGCCTGGTACGGCAGTCATGCCAGCGCGTCCTGGTGGATTGACCACCGCGACGAACGTCCCCAGCGGACGGCCAAATCGGGCGTTGCAGAATGGAATAAATAGAAAAAGGACGACTCGCAATGAGTCGCCCTTCTTTTATCTATTCTCGAACCGTATATCAAAATATTTTGCAATATCCGGATACCTTTTTTCAAATTTTTTCATTGCGTCCATAGACGAACACAACGTATCCTTGTTTTTATGTACTTCTTGATTTAATTCGCAGAAATCACGAAAACTCATTTTTTTTACTATACTCGGTTGATTACACCATCGAGCTAATGTAATGTATAAGCTTCTGAATTCAGACATTTTCCATGGCATGTCATTTTTATTTTGGAAGCGCATGATATAAGGCAAACATCCGTAACGGAATAGTAATGCAATCCGCTTAAATGCATTTAAAATGTCTTGTGCATCTGTGCTTTCAAATCCAACCAGTACATAGAATTTAACATTCTTTTTGCCTTTATATTTTCTGATTATTTTCAGTTTTTTGTGAATCAAGTCATAGTCTGTAATGTTGTCAAAAGCAAAAATTACATCTCCGTCATACTTAGCACTGAACAGCATTTCACATTTTTCTTCTGTGAGAAGTCTCTCGTCAAGTCCTTGTTTGAACACAAACGGCTTATTCGTGTCGATTACTTTTTGCAGTAGCATTTTCCATTGCGGATGTCCAAAAAAGTTATCGTCAAGTAAACATAACTTCTTTCTATCATGATCTAAAAATTCGTCAAGCTGGCTGTGCATAAATACATGGTTGTACTTTTGATTTACGCAAAAACCGCATTTTCTGAAACATCCTCTTGTAAGAAAGCCAATTGAATAATCTGTGTAAAACCTGAATTGTTGTTGTGATGGCTTTTTAGTTACCTTAATAGATTTTTTAATAAATTCATCATACAAATGATAATCTGGCATATTGTGTTCTATACATTCCGGCAATGCAGGTGCTTTGTCAAAATAAAAACCGGTTCCGCCAATTTCAACGTTATCAGCTTGTATAATATGCGGCGCAATTTGCGTGTCTGTGAACACCTTCGATATAAAAACTTTATCGTATTTATTCATGTCGTTGTAATCTAATACCAACTCTACGCTGTGTCCATGGTCTTTATAGTACCCAGATATTTTTTCACAAGCCAGGTTAGGAAACCGATGTTTCTTTCTTCCCAATAAATCCGCATCAATGATACCAATGCGCATATTCTCACCACCTAAAATAATAAGGGCGACTTGTTTCGAGCTGCCCTTTATTTTTTTATTCTATCACTTTGATTAATCCCAGTTGGCACGCGGCCATTTTAGCCAGTGTCCGCACGTCGTTGACTATCGTATAGTACGTGTTGCGGTCAATCCCCAGCTCTACTGTCGTCGCTTTCCAGCTTTCCCGGCGATGGTATTTGCAGGTAGCCACACGCCTTGAAATGTCGTCCAGGGCTTCGTATACCCCGGACACGAGTCTAAGCCAGCGTTCGGGCCGCTTGATGACGACGCCGTCGCTCAGTGTCACTTGCTTTAGCTCCGTGGCCAGCCGTATACCTTCTAAGGCCGTCGGGTCCGATACGAAGGCATGGCCGTTACTGCCGCCGCTATGGCCGCCCGTGACGTTCTCCCTGGCCAACCGCACGGCCCGCTTGATTTCTCGTTCTCGGTAAAACATAAGCTCTATATGTCGCGTCGTGGAGTCAATCGCGGCGCGCTGATTGTGGTGCATGTGCATCCCCTCCCATCGTTACGACTCTCACTATTCCGGCGTTATGGATACGCCGCCAGCATTGTAAGCATGGTTCCGGGTTCGGTAGCTCTTTCCCGGTTTCTACGTCCATGCCCCATAAATAAAGGGTAGCTCCCTGCATTTCCCGGCGGCTGGCTGATATGATCGCATTTTCTTCTGCGTGCACAGATTTACATAATTCGTATCTTTGTCCATGTGGAACATGCATTGATTCTCTGTAACACTCGCCTACATCGCAACAATTAGCTTCTCCTCGCGCACTGCCGTTGTAGCCGGTACTGACAATCTCGTCGTTATTGACGATGACTGCCCCGTAGATGCGCCGTAAGCACGTTGCACGTTGTGCTACAGCCTTCGCTATACCCAGATAGTACGTATCCTTAGATGGACGTACATGGCTACTGACCACCTCCGTCGAGGTGTGGTGAATCACTTCCATTTTTCTTCACTTCCTTTTCCACATGAAGAGCGGTGAACGGTGCGCGCCGATGTGATGCGCGTCCAGGTCGCGTTTATTTCTTTTGTTTCCCACGGGTAGCGCTTCCGTTTCTTTTCCGCGTACATTTGCCTTTCTTCATCGCTCATTTGATGAGTTATTACTTCTCCCGGTGCATACCAATTTTTCATGTATATCACCTATCCTTTTGTGCTCAATTTCAGCGAATTGCTTATGTAAGCTTGATTCGTATGCCTTTATGGCTTCTTTTCTCGTTGTCGCGTCTGGAATGTTCCAGATACTGGCGGCAATAGCCATTCTGTCGTTGTCATCGAGTGGCCGTAAGTGTAAGGTTCCTTGCGTCATGATGCTCATGATTTGTCACCATTTTCCGTCTGTTTGACTTTAATGGCTGCGTCTGCTATTTTGTCGATGATTTGCCCTATTTGGTCTTGCGTAAATTCGGCGCCGCCTTTGATGTTTTCCGTTGTCAAAACGTTGGCGATTATCATTTTATTTACTGTATCTTGATTCGGCACGGCAATAAAGAGTAATGCACAGGTCAGCAGTACAGCCATAACCAGTTTGCTTTTTCCTTTTACGATTGATGCGAACTGGTCATAGTCGACATCACACAGGAGTAAAAGTAGCATCCCGATACACACAAATATTGGTAATGCAGCTATGATAACTAACCATAGTATTTCTAATTTGCCAAACAATCCCGCCAAATAGAACCACCATGGGTTTATGATATAGTCCATGTCATTCTCCTTTCCGCATATCTTTAAAATTTAACATATGGATACTTTTCGCTATTTTGTTTTACTATCTCAAAATCCTTATTTTCGCAACGTACGAGTTTGTATCTTCCGGCTGCTTCTTGTCCGTTCGGATTGCGTACTTTTATGTAAACTATATCTGGTAGTACATATTGATGGCCGTATACTTTGCCCGGCATGACGCGTGATTCGATTATTACTTCCCCGTGGCTATCTTCGCATCTTTTAGCCTCTTCGGCCGTATCGTATGCATATCCGCATTTTTCACAAAAATATTTAGCTTTCATCTGTTACACCTCTCAAAATAAAATTCAATGTCATTGCCTTTTTCTTCTATTAGTCCGTATGCAAGGGACAGTCGATAGATGTAGACTTTATGCAAGCGTTCGCGGACCAATTTCAGCTGGTCACGAAAATGGTCAATATCCATCGTGCTCTTGTAAAAGTTGCACATGCGGCAGGCAGGATTGTAGTTGTCCAGCTCATCAGCACCGCCTGCGTATTTGGCTTTGATATGATCTACCTGCATGTCTTTATAATCAATCGGGCGCCCGCAGTACGCGCAGTGGCCGTTGTACTTTTCGTATACCTGCTTGCGGACGGCTTTGGGTATCGGCTTGTGCCGCCGTTCCCGCTCCCGGTCCTGCATCTTTTGCTGTATTGCTTGCGCTTCATGCCATTTCTGCTCTATGTCCATACACCTCTCCTTTCCAGGAAGGCGCCGGGCCAGCCATGTTCCGGCGCCGCCTGTCATCAATACACTATGTACCAATCATTGCTCAACATATCCGTTTGAGTTGGTGCCCAGCCAATGATGAGCTTATTTTGAGCGTTCTTCATGTCGATGTGTGGCATGATGTTCACTGAATCGTCTTTATCAAAAGAGTTTCTAATCATTTTGCGCGTATTTTCTTTTAAGTAGCGGTATGTCACGTTACTGCCATTTGTCATATAGATGTACTGTCCCTTGCCATTCCATCCACTCCGAGATAATCTTAGGCCTTGTCGTAAGTATTCTAATGCTCCACCAAAATCTAAATCAGTTTCGCGCGGCCATACAGGTTCATGTGTGCCACCTTTCATTAAGCATTCTTTTAAAGTTGGCATTTCTCCATCAACTAATTCGTGGGTATATTGGATTTTATCTGCGAGTGACTGATATGTTTCCTCGAAAATATCCGGCTTGCACGGATACAGTTCGCCGTGTACACCTGTGATGATATAATCGCCGACGCTGGCCTTCATATCACCTTCCAGCGTACGGATAATCATTTCTTTATCTGTCTGATATGCTTCGATAACTACCGGTTTCTTTACGTATTTAGCCATGTTCTATCTCTCCTTTTTCGTTCATACTCTAGTTTTAACCGTGTCGATTTGCACGCGTTTTACCTTCTTCGATTGATACCACTAATCAGTAGGCAGATACTGCAACCGGCGTCGCTGTCACAAGCCGGACAATATACATTGCCATACGTCCTTTCTGCATAGCATTTATTCCCCATGCCGTCTTGATAGTAATTACTGCACCATTCTTTCTGCTTCTTTCTTAGCAGTTCTACTAGTTTTGCGTTTTCTTCGTCGGTCATCCTGTACACCCCTTCTCCTAAAATCCCCAGCTTACCATGATATTGTCGTCGTTAAGCGCCACTTTATAGCCGTCTTCGTCGAGCTTGCGAGTCAATGCCTTATCTACGTTGCTATCGCCCGTTAGAGCTAGTGTGACGTAGCTTTTTCCGCTAAGGTAGGCGCGTTCAATGACTTTATCTATATGTTTCGTGCTAATGTCCGTTTTTCTCACCTCTTTTTTCTGAACAGGATTTCTCGTTTATCCAGCATGCATGACATCGTCTTGTCATCCCATGCCGGGCATACGTGAATATGTTTCATCCCACCGATAGAACTTCGATTTGTCCAGCAATGCCCATATGCAGGGTTGTTTTCATCATATTGTGCACAAAGTTCTGCTTTCAGCGGTCCGGCCATCTCAAGTGCCAGCTTCGCTAATTTTTTCTCATCATCTTCGGAAAAGATACGCTGGCTGGCTTTGCTCATCGCTTCTTCGTGTACGCCAAAGAAGAATTCTTTCATTTTCTTCTTATCGTCCTGGCAGTATTCCGGGATGTGCTCCAGTACCGTGATAGCTAGTGTTTTCGCACCGACATACTTCCCGTAGTCCAGTACGGTATAGTCATCTTTATGGCCGTTCCGGGCAGCTTGATTGCTCCGCAAATCGGTGATGCAGTAGTCCAGCAGGACTTTCCTTATGTCGCTTATCATCTTTTCTTCATCCATGGTTACACCTCTTTCGTTTCTAGTAATTCCGGGTTTTCGTAGGCATTGCCAATGACTTTGATGCGCCCGTCGTCGTCAATAAGCATTTCCAAGTCGAACGTAACGAACGGGTACGGGTCATCTGCTATGCAGCGTGCCAGCATCACTCCCATTTCGTCGTCTATGACAAACCTTTTCTTCATGTATTTGCGGGTGACTTCGACGATATCGCCTTCGTAGATCATTACGTCAGCATCACTATCATCGTAGTAAGTCGTCCACGGCATGAGGACCACTTCATCAAATCTTGCGACGATGACTTCATCTTTAGCCCTCCCTTTTACTCTTTCTTTGCGGAAGTCGATTTCAGATACATGCATCATCACTTTCTTGTCGTGGTGCCATGCCCTGTAGTCAATCCATTGCGGTTCCATATCATTCGCCGTCCTCTCCTGCTCCAGTAATCAGATTGCCAGGGCATTTGTTAGGCCCCGGCCCGACACACCAATAAAAGATTGCACACCCTTCGCAGTCAGTGCCTGCTCCCTGTTTCTGGCAGTATTCCCATAAGAAATGAGTGGCGTCCAGTGCGCGAATATCGTCAACAAAAACTTCAATGTCGTCATAGTTCATGCTATGGTTCATTGATTCCATAGAGATTTTATTTAACAGCCGCAACGCCTGTTTCTTGTCGTACTTCATTTGTAGTCGTTTCAGTGCTAAATCTCGCACAATCTGAAAGCGGCGGCAGTTTTCTTCGCTACCATCTTTCCCGACTTGTGTAAAAGCGTTGGCGTATTGCTTTAGCAGCTCTTTGTAGATTCTTTCTGTTTCATCATTCATTGCTCATCAGCTCCTTAATAAATCGTTCGCCTTGCTCCAGTGTGTCAAATTGTAAATCGCCTTTTGTTCCGCCTTCGAGGACAATAGTCATCCAATATTGACTATTTATTGGAGTTGACGGCAGGTTGATGCATACGATTTTTTCCGGATTGATATAAGTCCTATCATCTATCTTTATTAGTTTCATGCTCTTCTTCCCCTTCTGTTTGTCCGTCTTTGCCCAGGTATATCTCCATCCTGGCTATAACTTTTTCGCTGGTTTTAAGTATCCCAACGAGATACAAGGTCACAAGCCCCATTGTCCCGATTCCCACGGCAATAAGGCTATGTGCCAAACAGGTTGCCGTCAGTAGTAGTGCGATGGCCAATGCGTCCATCAAGACAACGTAGACGGTCAGTATATTACTCAGTTTCATGTTGTTCCTTTCTAGCCTTAGTTAATCGTTTTAGATTTCCTTCTACGAGCTTTTTCTTTAACTTCGGGTGTAGTTCATAGAGTGGGTATTTCAAGTCCGTTATTTCGCTTACAGTGATTTCCACGCGCGGGTCTTCGGCGTCGATACCGGCTATCATCGAGCCGTCGATTTGGGCTATGTAGCCGTCGTCCTCAATGATTCCCGCGCTTTCAAGTATATCTGCCGTCGCCTGGACCAGCCCGAAAAGGTCGGGCCAGCCCTTGCGGTTCGGCATATAATACCTAGCGGTCATCGTAACGGCACATTCAATCGGCTTAACGGGCCTTCTTTGGGCTTTTAACTGCCATAAAGCATCCTTTGCATATTCTCTATAGGCTTTACCCTGTACAAGGCCGTAGCGCGTCTTCTGAAGCGAATTTTTCTTAGTCATGGGACGTCCGTGGATGACGAATCGGTATGTCATCCTTTTTCCCTGAAAGTGCGGAGCAATAAGTCGACGAGGTGTTCTTCCGGGTTTGCGATGATTTCATCATCTTCGTCGTCCATGTCGTCCGGATCTTCTTCCGGTTTTTCTGGGTCGAGGTCGATGATGTGTTCTATCGTTACTTTGAACGGTTCGTTATTGAGTGCGGACTTCGCTACGATGAGCATCACGTCTGCCAGATGGGTCCGCATCGTAATGTCTTTGTAGGTGAAGCCTTCTATCGTGATGGAGAATTTCTGGTCCGGGCTGCTGATACCCAGGATAGTTGCCAACGTCGCTTCGAGTTTGATTCTTTCTACTTTAGTCATGGTTTTCATGCTCCTTTTCGCTTGTAATCAAAAAATCTAAATACTGCCGGGCCTTCATGAGGTCTTTCAGCGGTGTCCCTTTCGCCGGGTAGCGGTACAGGTACTTGACGATATTGCCGATATACATTGCATCAGCTCCCGTCGCTCCGCTGGTCATGATTTCAATGGCCTTGGTACATTCCGTACCGCGCCAGGTGTAATGGTTCGGGTGTTGTACGTCATTCATCTGCATCACTCCTTTCTATAGCATTTCGCTGAATATGCTTTCAAAAATTGGTACAGGGATGGAATTCCCAGCTTGCTTATACAGTGCTCGTCGGGAATTAACACCGGCGGCTGCTTCAAAATCCTTGTCACTGTATCCTTGTAATCGCCAACATTCTTTTTCCGTCAAGTATCTGTATTTGCCATTATCTATAGGAAGACAGCCACTTCCCGGCGCTCTGTCTGGTCGCTCCGTGATTGTGTAGCAGTAATCTTTGATAATCGGCAGACGGCGCACAGTCCCCGTTTTCCCGATTGCCCGTAACATACTGGGTGCTTTGACGGTATAAAAGTCGTCTACCGGGCCGTTTTCTAAATAGTTGGAAATGGGTTGCATAGGCTTCCGTTGGGATAACATTTAATCTTATCCAATCCAGCTGTAAAGAGTCCTGCTTTATCAGCTTCTCTTTTAAGAATTTTGTTCATATAGCTCCAGAAAAGAAGGCTACCTCTGAGTTTTGCATCGAACTTCGGGGGCTTTTTAGCTGGCTTCTGCCCGCCTTCAAATGTTCCCACGGTGTCGTAGCCATCAGAATACCGAAAACCGCCATTCATTTGTTGGCGCGCATCAAATATGGCGCAAGCGTAACATTTCTTTTCGTCGCAATATGATCTTCTTATCGTGTTTATGGCCATCTTGGCCGTCTTGTCATTAATCATTCCTGTTTCCTCCTATTTACCAGTGCTACCGAATCCACCTTGACCGCGCTGTGTATCTGTCAGCGTCTGTACTTCCTTCCAGCGAATCGGGATATTCTGTACCAACTTGCCCTGCATGAATCGTTCGCCCTTTTCGATGATTTCCGGCTTATCGCCAATATTGTCGAAAAGGCCCTGGACTTCGCCGCGGTATGAGCTGTCGATGACTCCCACGGCGTTCGACAACCGCAGTTCCCGCTTTGCGCCGTAGCTGGAGCGCATGAAGAGCATCATACAATAGCCTTCCGGGATTTCAAATGCCAGCCCCGACGGAATCTTGACGCCGTGTTCGCCGGGATAGATGACGAATTTCGCGGGCGCGTAAAAGTCATAGCACGCGTTGCCTTCCGTGATGAGCGGCAGTTTCACGTTGTCTTTGCTGTAATTGTCGAGGATTTTCTTGATTTTAATGTCCATCATTATTTATGCTTGTTCCTTTCTAACACTTTGTTCCTTGCCTGGTGTGCGACGCCGGGGCGCGGCCCGTGGCACTTTATCGCCCGTGGCCGACATTCTCGATCATCTGCACATACCGGCATGAGTTTCCCGTCTACCGTCACCACATAGTGCCGGTAGCCTGTGAGTTTCTTATGACAGTAATAGCAGCGTGTCACATCGCATCACCGCTTACTGGTTGAGCCGTTCTTTCAGAATCGAACCGGCCTTGAATTTCATGCTGTTATGGCCGGTCGTTTCCATCATTTCTCCGGTCTGGGGGTTGCGTGTTGTGCGGGGCGCTACGTATTTCTTTTCAAATGAGTCAAATGAGCCGAACCCGACAAAGGTAATCTTGCAGTCCTGCGCTACGAGGTCGGCGATAGTACCCAACATTTCATCCACGATACGGGCGCAAGTGCCTTTTGTCTTGCCGCTCCGCTGTGCTACCGTGTCGATGAACGCTTTTTTCGTGATGTTTTTCATTTTGATTGCTCCTCTCTAGAATGGGATTTCTTCGTCGGCGACTTCACTACCCATGTTGTTAAAACCGCCGTTATTGGCCCTCATTGGCCGTACAACCTTCGCAATGCGATTGACAAGCAAGTTATATGCTACTTTCTGTGTACCGTCCTTAGCGGTGTATTCATGCATATCTATCTTGCCTGTTACTTCTACGCGATCGCCGCGCTTGACGTCCTGGACAATGGCTTCTGCCAGCTCTTTAAAAGCGGTGCAGTACCACCATTGACTTGTCCAGTCTTCCTTGCTCTTGCCGCTCGTCCCCGGCAGTTTCTTGTTATCTGCTACCGAAAACGTCACGACGGGCGTCCCTTTGGCAGTGACCCGGCTTTCCGGGTCCTTGCCAATGTTGCCGATTACTGTGATTGTGTTCATTGTCTATCACTCCTTTTTTCTAGTGTCGGCCGTTACCAGGCCACACACTGCCTCGCCTTGCCTTTACGAAACAAAACCGTGCCATGGCTATAATCAGCCCTGCCTAACAATGCCATTACTTAGCCATACTTTGCCTTCGCATCTCACCACTCCGCTTTGCCCCTGCAAAGCAGCACTATACATTGCCATTCCATTGCAGCACGTTCATGACAAATCCTTGCCATGCAATGCCCTGGCTTTGCTACGCCATACGTTACAATGCTATGCCTCCGCCTCGCCAAACTTTACTTAACTTTACTTTACCTTCGCGTGACTATACCCTGCCTTTCCATTGCACTACTGAAACATGCGATACCATTACTTTGCTTTACGCTACTAAGCCTTAGTTCAACGTTTCATCATTGTGCCTTTCCATGGCTTGCATTGCCGTAACTGCACGATTCAATGCCTTTACGTAACTGAACATGGCTTTATATTGCCATGACGGCGCGTTTCTTGGCTATACACGGCCCTTACATTACCTCACTAAACATTACCTCACTAAACTTTACCGTAGCTAGACTAGACAGAACATCTCATTGCCATTCATTGCCATTCCTTTGCTTGACTTTACGCCTCTGCGCAGCGCCGCGCCTCGCCGTCGCCCTGCGGGACAAGACATATCTTTACTTCACATTGCCTTTACTTCTCTTCGCTTGCTGTGGTCTTAGCCTTTCAGCATTTTCTTGATACGGTCTACCTCGCTTTCCGCATCCTTGATTTCCTTGATGTCGATTACCTTATAGCGCCCCTTACCTGCATTTCGCCACTGTCCTAAACCGTTCTTACAACCAAACGCCAGCCATTCGAGCACTGCATCAGCATATTGGTCGCTTTCAATTTCGACGACGAACGTCATTCGGCTTCCAGCGGGAACTGTTTCACTGTTTGCCAGCGCCACGCGTTCGCCCTGTGCGGTCTGCGCTCTCAACGGCCGCTGGCAGTCGCCGATTTCAGCCCCTTCCGGCATTTCAATCATGATTTTTCGCGGTTCGACAAAGATGCAACCGTCGATGACTTTCTTGTAAGCCTTGATTTTATTCGTATGGACGGCGAATTTTTCACCCTTGCAACGCTGCAAGAATCCGGCGGCCGCTTTGAAGAACCCGCGGATTTGATACGAGTAGACGAACGGTTTGCCGTCTTCCTTCGGGAAAATCGTCTTGCCCTTTTCGACGACGGCTTCCACGCCCAGCGCTTCGACTTCTTCTTCCCGGCTGGCGGCGTCCGGCGCTTTCGACGCGATGAATTCTTCATGAATCTTCGGGTCGCTGTTCGCCGTGCCCAGCATTTCTTCGATGAGTTCGATAGTTACCTGTAATTTCTTCATTTTGATTTCCTCCTGTTATCCTTGTAAAAGTTATCTGGCTCCACGGTTGCCGTGGTATATATCGACTGGCCCGTTCTGCTTCTCATACGCTTCCAGTGCCGGGTAATCTATGTTGCACTCTACATTGAGGCATTTCATGAATTCCCATATGGGCACTTCGTTATGAGTCAGTACGTAGACTTTGTCTTTGTAGTAGTTCTGCAAATCCTTGAGGCGTTTGTCACGCCATTTATATTTCGTGTACAGCGTCCAGAATATGACGATGGCTACCCCGGCTATCATGTCGCGTGTCTTCGCCATGAGTTTCAGATCGCGCGTCCGGCCGGTTATCATTTTCTGCATCCTTTCGGCGATACGTTCGTTTAGGAAACGGTCGAATCCGTGTTCACATAATTCGTCGCGCCAGTCGTAGATGAAGCCCTCTTGGAATTCGTCGAGATGCTCCCACATGTCGTTCATCGCGGCGAACCGGTTGCGCCCGAACCCGTACTTATCGTGGAGGCAGTTGAACAACAATGTCGTTGCCCAGTCCGTACCGCTTTCGGCCCCGGCTTCACGCCGTACTTCCATGCGCTGCCTGTCCCGTTTCGCCAGGGCGCGGCTGATAGCGTTCATCATCGTATCAGCCCTTTCTTGCGGACCATGTAAGCGCCGTATGACAATCCCGCTTTACGGGCGGCCGCAATGTCATCATCAAGGCCCGTACGGAGTTGGCTTTCAAAGGCTTTATCCCTCGTCATTTTCATGCGATTACGCGCCTGGATGAGCGTTTTTGGCCGCATGATCTGGTAATAAATCTTTTTCCAGATGGAACGGCAGTCCGGGCATACGCTGAATCCGCTCATCATAGGCTTATCGCATACGATGCAGGTAGGCCGGCGTGTATAGCCCTGCTTTCGGCAGGCGTCCCAGTCCCAGTATCTCTTTGTAAATTTATCGAGGCAGGACTGGCACAACCGCTGTGCTTTATATTGCAGGTCGAATTCATCCCCGCACACCATGCATTTACTCATCTTGCTACTCCTCTCTTCATGACGATAGTCATGCTCACAAGCCCCGTGTTCGGGTCCAGCCAGAAACGCAGGCCTTCGCTACCCATGCGCATGTTGCAGGCCATCCCTTCCTTGAAGGCTGGGGCGTTCTTGATAATCAGTTCGTCCGGGATACCCGGCACGGCCCGGCGGGCGAATTCGATAATGTCTTTCGGCACGTCATCCAGCGACGGCGGCTTCTTTTCCTTGTCCGGCCGCTTCGTCCACTGGTTTCTGAGGCCGCTTATCATGTCGTGGATACGCTTGCGCCCGGCTTCGTTGACCGGCGCTTCCGGCAGTGCCTGGTAGTCCGGAACGGCGTTGATTTTCCGTTTTACTTCTTTCTTGATCATCGTCACGCTCGGCATGGTGTCGGAGCTGTCAATCACACGGCCAACGGCCCGCAGGACGTCACCGTCGCTGTATCGTTCAAGTTGGAGCATCATCGCGCCGATGAATTCATCGCCATTCTGGCCACTCAATTTCCAGCTGTCATTTGGATAAGAGCCTCTTAATATCTTCAAAACTTGATTGGCTGTGTTGCTCGTCATATTCTTTGCACATCCTTTCTCTCCGTGCGTCATCTTCCCGCAGCCGTTCGTCGCGGGTCTTATAACGCCCTTTATATGGTGTCGAAGGGCTTTCCCGTTTTTCCCAGGTGCGTACCGTGGCTTTCCAGTCCTTCATGGGCGTTTTGCCAACTACCCAGCCACGCGCCTCGTAGTAATCAACAAAGTATTCCGGGTCAATGCCGTTCTGACGTTCTTCGCAATAAGCGCGAACTTCATCCACGGTAGGTTTGACGAAACGTTTACTCTTTTTAGGTACCTGGGGGAGCGCTGGGGGGTTATCCCCCTTATTATCTAAAGAAGATTTGTTATAAAAAGATTTATTACTCTCTGGGTAGTTTTCTACCCCAACCCTGGGGGAATTTTCTACCCCACCCCTGGGGGAATTTTCTACCCCACTAGGGTAATCATCAGCGTTTTTATTCAATGACGCTTCAAACATTTTCCGCTTAAAATCATTTGATATGGTGATAGTCCGCTTGATAATCTGTTTTGTTTCTACATCCCTAGTCGTTTCAACGTTGATAATCCCGCTATCCTTCATCTTGCCTATGATTTGTTTCGCGCGGTCCTTGGATACCCCTAGAAATTCTCCAATGGTTTTATTGCTCATCCAGAACTCAGTGAAGCTATCAATTTCTGCTATCAAGCATTTCTCTTGCAAACTAAGTTCTTTGGAGTTCCATAGTTCGGCAGGAATCCATATGCCTTTAAATTTCCTTTCCATTTCTTCTTATCTCCCTAAACCTTTCTCTCATCGTCTTTGCGTCGGGACCGTGCGCCCGTTCGTGGCAGTCCCGGCAAAGTACGATGAGGTTATCTAAATCGCTCGTCCCGCAGTGGGAACGGAACACGATATGATGGATTTCCGCAGCAGGTGCGCCGCAGTTCTCACATACGCCGCCAGCCCGTTCATAGGCCGGCAGGCGGTTCTTTTTATATAGCGCGTCGTCACGGCTCTTTCGTTTATTCATCTCGTTCGGGCCTCCAATCATCTATGAGCGCCTGGACCCATTCGCGGTCCTCGACGTTCGCGCCGATCTGGCTGGCCTCATCGACAAGGCAGTCAATCAAGCGGCTCATGTCGTGCGTGTCGTACACGCTGGACCCGGCGTATAAGTGCAGGACGGTACAGCCCTTGACCTTGCTGTTTCCGGTATCAATGGCAATCCATCCAATACCGTTGTGCCGCCAGTCCCGGCACACGCTGGCCGCCAGCTTCTTCTGGACGCATATCGGGGTAAATCCTTGGGAATCTTGGATAGCACCGCGATATACCTCCTCTTTGCTGACATATTGGCCGTCGCTGGATAGCTTTTCGGCTATCCGTTGGCACAATACCCAGCAGTAGGAGTTAGCGTTCAATGAGCGTTTTTCTGAATGGCGCTTAATCTCAATGGAGTAATCGCCATCCACTTTGATGTTATTCAAATCTTCGGTGAGCGGTGCGGGAATCAGTAGCATATAGCCGCTGTTCCCTTTGAGCACCTGCACACCCTTCGCATGGAATCTCATGCTATACGCCTTCCATCAGTGCGGCGTCGTCGGCCGCCATAGCTGCCTTTACCCACACATTGAATTGTTCGTAAAAGGCCTTGGCTTCTGGCAATGTCAATTCAGAGAAACGGTTCTTGTGGTACTTTTCTTTGACCAATGGCAGTACGAACGCCGTAGCCCCATTCTGCCGCGCCCAATCAGTAACCAGCTGGAAATACTCACGAACCGTCTGCGGCACACCGGCCGGAACGGAATTATTTTCCGTTTGTGGCGTGGTATTGAGTTGATCCGAATCTTTCGAGTCATCAATACAGAACAGCCCGTTCAGCGCATATTTTCTAGCATATGAAGATGAACTTCCGGTTACCTGGCTATCATCCATTCCCTTGCGGGAAACAGGCTCCCTTGCCAAGGCCGATACGGATACCTGTTCACCATCTCCGATATCAATCAACGTGGCCGTGGCTTTGATATAATACCGGTCCCCGATAAGGACTACGTCATCACTCATGATAAGTGCAAGTCCTTGCTCATTAAGCAGGGGTTTAGCTGATTCGACAATGTCCTCACAGCTACGGTAGGCATATTTGCCGAAATTATTGTATTGTGATTTCGGGGCTTTCAGCCTCGCCTGAATATTCGTTAGCTTACTGTAAATTGCGCTCATGCTTCATGAACTCCCTTCAACTCATATTCAAATCCCAACGAATCTAATTTTTCCTGCAACTGTTCCAGATCCGATTCCCCCATGACGCCGTAAAAGATAACATTGACGTTGTAAGTCGGAATTTCCGGGGCTACAGGTTCGCTGATAACAGGTTCCCGGACAGCGGGTTGAATGTTTTCCGATTCATGCGCATCCACCTCACGACGTTCAGCTTCGCGGCGAATGGCTTCTTGACGTGCTAATTCACGACGTTCAGCTTCTTGTCGGGCGGCCAATTCGATTTCTTTTTGCCGTTTAACGTCCGCTTCCACGACTCCTTTAATTTCATTAAAGGGAATGTCGTTGTTCGCCATATTCAGATACTTTGTGGGATTGAGCGGAGTAGCCAGGCCAGATGTGCTATTAGCCATTGTGACAATGGTTTTGACCATTTCACGCTTTTCTTCAATCATTTTTTTCTTTTCTTCGTCTGCCGTTTGCATTGCCAGCAGTCGGGAAACTTCCCTGTCAATAGCAACGGTGGTTTCTGACCATTTTGCGGTCTTGTTGTACCACCGCTTGTCAATGTTGAATTGGACGATATACGCTTCTTTGAGTCCGGCGACTTCCGCCTTCTTATCGAACTCCGAATTAATTGCGTTATCCAGCGATTCCAGCCTCTGTGTTTCGTAGCGGTCCAGCTGTTTCCGCAATGGCTTTTCAACGTCTTCAATGATGATAGCCAATTCATCACACTGACTCTTGAATAAATGGGAAGGCTGATTCAAGAGCTGCTTCCCTTCTCGTTCAAATTTTTTCAATCCGGTTCGCAAGGAAACAACTTCGCGCAATGCTTTTTGGCTGTCTTCTACGTTTTCGTCGGTGACAACCAAATTGGCATATTTTTCTGTTACGGCCTGGAGATAATTCTTCACATCATCCATATTCCAGGCTAATGCTGTCGGTTCATTTGTGATTTCTGGCGTTACCGGAAGAATAGTGTTCGTTACGTTTTTCATGTTATGCTGCTCCTTTCGCCATTTCGGCTCGTGTCAATAATTCGTCAAGTTCTTTTCTGGTTTCGCCATCCAAGGCATCGTCAATCGTCCACAATGCCAACTGAAAGGCGCCTACCAGGCTGTCAAAATCAACATAGTCATCATCCCGGCTGTCAAGCATTTCATTGCCAATAGCTTCCAGCCGTCCGCAGTTAATTCGTTGGCCTATCATTATCAGTTCTTCACCAATATCCATGCGTTCATAGACGCGGGAAATGTCGTTATGGAATCGTGTGAAATTATCCATTGACGCCCTCAAATTTCTGCCTTATAATTAAGGCACAATCAAATATCCAAGCATCTAGCCTCTGTAGCTCTCTCGTAACCGTCGGGAGAGCTACTTTGCTATTACAATCTTTTGACCTACCTTGAGGTCAGCGTTGGGAGCAATCCCGTTCAGCTTTTGCAGGTCGTATACAACTTCTCTTACGTCCTGCTCATCGCTAGCCAGTTCAGAGGCTATGTCCCAAAGTGTTTCCCCTTCTTCGACATAATGGATTTTGGAGATTTCCGTCGCCTTCTGTTCATAGGCCAGCTTTGCGCCTGTGTACCAGCCAATGCCACAAGCCGTGGCAAGGGCCAGCGTAAAGGCAATCGCGCTGGCAATCCGCTTGAAGAACTTGCGATTGTGCCGCTTTTCCGGCATGTGGTCGCGTATTTCAATCGCTTTCATTACTCATCACTCCTTTCAATGCTTCACAAATACGATTAATTTTTTCTTTCAAGGCTCTGTTTTCTTCGGACAGGGCCTTGTTTTCGTCTTCGAGTTTTTCCCATTCCAGTGGCCCGTGCGCTGGCTCTTCGTATTCACAAAGAGCCAGCACATCTGCCGCCCGGTAGAACGTGCCGGGAATCCCGTACAGGCGTTTTAGCCTGCCGTCTGATTCCATCCGGCTTATGGTCTGCCGGGAGCAATGGAAAAGGCTTTGCAGTTCTTCGGAGCTATAGCACAATTTCATAGCCATCACTCCTTTCTAATCTGGTATAATTTCTTGTAGGAGGTGATACTATGGACAACAAAACATTGAAATTATTAGAATTTTTTTATAACAATGATGGAATAAAAATTATTGATGAACGAGTGAAGCAACAGCTTCGAGAAAACGATCGTGACGCCTTAGACTTTCTACGGACGAATAATTTCGTTCATCAATCAAACAGAGATGGGACAATTACCGTTACAAGATATGGGCGTGAAATTGTTGAATTGTCACGCCGGGAACGGCAATTACTAAAACTTCAAGAATCTACTGTTCAAATCCAACAATCAAATAACTCAATCCAGAAACGACTTAAACTTGTCCAATACGTTATGGCTCTTATTGCTTTGCTCAGCGTTCTCATTGCTCTGTTCAACTTTCTCGCCATCCATTTTTTCAAGTAACCTTTGCTTGCGAAGATGTGAATCTATGATGTCGTGCATATCGCCCATCTTCTGTAAGTTGGTTTTATATGACCATCTTTCTTTGTCATAATCGCAAACATGTTCTTTCATTCGCTCGTAATTGAACCTTTTCATCTCATTCACAAATGATTCAATTTCCCCGTACCTATGGCCGCTAAAGTATTTGTATACAATGGCAGCTATTTCTGTGTGGTCTATATCGTCATGTCGGAAAAAAGCTCCAAAATCAACAGCTTTCCACATATCCTTTCCTATTTCCGTCAGATTTTCGGCTGCTTTTTCTATTTCCTTTTTGTTGGTGTCTTTTTCTTTATCCGTCATGCTCTACCACCTTCCTCAGAACCATGCACCAGTCTTGTATCGTGCTTAGTGTGTCTTTCAATTCCCTGTTCTCTTTTTCCAGGGCTTTGTTTCGTTCTTTCAACCGCTTGATGGTTTCATGCGGTTCCTGCTCTTCAAATTCAATAACTTTGTAAGTCACTTTCATACGCGGCCCCCTTCTAATGCCCGGCTTCCTGGTTTCTCTCAATCATCGGCAGAACGCCGTGACCTTTAAGGAATTCATACAGGAATAACCGTCCTTTTTGTGTCCATTCTGTTTGCATGTTGCAGTCTGGTTTTCCATCCGAATGGATGAAATCAAAGGTCTTGCTATGCGTGTATCCCTTAGCTTGATACTTCGCATACAGGAACCACTGTTTTCCGATTTTGTAAATGACATGCAGCTCATGAAGCAGTTTGTTGAACCCCGTGGCACTCATGCCGTAATCTTTTGCAATGGCTGTCGTTGTTACGGTGCCTTTACTGGCTAAGATACGGTCGGTGTAATCGGCCTTTTGCTTCAGCTCTCCAATTACCTGTTTAGCGCTGGCCGCTTCCAGTTCGGCGTGTTTCCTTGCCGCCCGTTCGGCTTTCAGCTCCGTAGCCAGTCGGATAAGCGTATCTGGATTTAGCAGGGCTTCTTCTATCTTTTCCGGGGTCATGTACGCCCCATGCTTCCGGATTGCCGGGAGAACTTCGTCAGCCAGGGCTGCCTGGAACTTCTGGGCCACTTCGTTACTGGCTCTGAATCCCAGCCGATAAACCATGTTTTCCGGGAGAAAATCCGTTTTCCCAACATGTTGGGAAAATCCAAATCCGAGAAGGTATCCATTTACGGTTTCCCATCTGACGTATTCAACGCCATTCTTTTCTTGTGTGAATCCAAATCCTCGTGCCACATCTTCGGCATTCAAATAGGCCGTCCCGGTTTCCTTATTCAGGTATCCGCGGACGTTGTTGATATTCAAAACTTCATTCATGTTTCTACTCCTTTCAAATCAAATCTGTGACCTTGCATTGGAGTGCTTCTGCAATCCGGTACAAGGTGGAAAGCTTTACGTCTGCACCGTGTTCTACATCCCACAAGTTGCGGTATGCCAGTCCGGTGTTTTTTGCCAGCCAGTACAGTGACTTTCCTTTCTGCTGTCTGACTTTTTTGATGTTGTTCTTCATTGTTTACTTGCCTCTCGTTTGATATAATGTTGTATAAGGAATACGTTTTTAAAGGTGAGGTGATACAATGAAGCGAGATCTTGAATTAATCAGGCTCTTACTTTTGTGGATTAACGATAACTGCGATGGTGTTCACACGTATTCAGCCCGTCAAATAAGGTTGGACGGCCATTCACTGGCTGAAATAAACTTCAATCTCAGATTGATGACGGATGCCAGTTTAATTACTCTCGACCCATCACCCCGGGCCAATCCAAACGCTAAAATTATCCAATTCAGCCGACTAACAAATGACGGATTCGATTTTCTTGAATCCATCCGTGAAAACTCCGTTTGGAATAAAGTGAAATCCAAAGTAGAAGAACTTGGTTCCAGCTGTACACTGGCAGTTATCAAAGAGTTAGCGATTCATGTCCTGGAAAGCACTGCTAAGCCGTGAATTGAAGCAATGCTTCAAAATATCGCTCATATCCTTTTCAAAATACTCAACCATATCCTTATTGACGGGGATTTCTTGGTTTAGCTGTACCAATCTAAACATTCGGTCTATTTGACGCTTAAACAGGTCCCACTCTTCATATGTAACTCCGTCGAGAAGCTGAAGAATTTGTCTAAACTTTTCGCTTTTAAGCTCTGCATTATTGCGGGGCTTTTCTTTTTCTGTCATGTTGTTACCGCCTTTCTGGTATAATCTCCCTATAAGGAGGAGTGCGTTATGAACCAAAACGATGTGGAAAAATTAATCTTGCTATTCGATGGAAACAAACTGCCTTATTCAAAGCTTCATCAAACTATGCCTTGTATTTCCGACGACGATGTTCTTTCATTGATGGGGCGTTTAAGTTCAAATACCAGGCTATTCACGGTATCCAGCAACGCCGCTACGGACGATATAAGGCGGCACGGTTTTAAACCGGGCGATGTGTTCATACTTACGGAAGAAGGCGAAAACCTTTTTCATATTGCTCAGAAGGATAAACACCTAACTGAGTTAGCAGAACAATCACTTAGTGAAGCTAAGAAGGCAACAACATATGCACTGATTTCTGTTGTTCTGGCCGCTATCGCCATTATTTGGTCAACAGCTGTATCAGTCGTAATGTTTTTACTAAGCAGATGATTATATTAATAGCGCTCAATGGGATGAGCACCCACAACCACTTTTGTATCTGTCTGCCGTTCTCTGTATCCGAAAACTTGTACGGATTGGAAAACAGCCACTTCACCATGTTAGGGCCTTTGCTTTTGCAAGGGTCTTTTGTTTTATCCACGTTGTCACCGCCTTTATTGCTGTTTTAGCAAAGTTAATTACAAAAAAAATCGTTAATATTGCATCTCAGCAATCTTGCAAGAGGTGGCAACATCGATGCGTTCAGCTGATATTCGCCGACCTCGTATTTGTAATAATTACCGGCATTTTTCAAACCCAGGGATTGGGCCACTTCAAACAAAGTTAGCCCTAATTGTAGCCGTCTTTTGCGGATAAATTTTAAATCCACTTTATTTTTAACCTTCAAAGCTGTCACCTCCTTCATTGCTGTTTTGGAAATCATCTACATTGTCATTATACTTTTCTAAAATAGAAATGTCAATACTATTCTAGAAAATAATTTCCATTTTAGAAAAATATATTGTTTTCTGTTTTAGAAACATTTACAATGGATAGTATAAAGAAAGTTTCTGAAAAAGAAATATTTGAAGGGGTGATATTATGGATGTTGGAAAAAGAATCGCCAAATTGCGGGAAGCAATGGGAATGAGTCAATTAGAATTTGCTAACAAGGTTCATATTAATAACAGCGTCATGAATCGAATTGAAAAAGGAATTCGCCCAATCAGAGATGATGAATTACTCGCTATATCAAAATGTCTAGATGTATCTGTCGATTATTTACTCGGCAATTCCACGTCAAAAAAGATTCCCACTTCTAATCTTCCACCTCTTACCCCAAAGGATGAGCGTGATATAGCTCGTGATCTTGAAAACATGATAGAGTCCCTGGGTGGCTCCGCCGCCATGGGAAATGCTGAGGATGATGAAGACAGAGAACTATTACGCGCTTCGCTGGAAACAGCGATGAAAATAGCCAAACGAACAGCAAAGAAAAAATTCACACCCAAAAAGTATCTAAAATAGTTTGTCTTTAGAAGGCGGTGATGCTCTATGGATGTAAAAAAAATCGCCGTACAAACGGCGACTAAATATCAAACATGGAACCCATATGAAATTGCAGAGGCTCGTGGCATACAAATCATATATGCTCCGCTAAAGTCCATTCTCGGCTATTACACAAAATATAAACGGATTCAATGCATCATTCTGAATGATAATCTTCCCTCCCATTTGCAACGCTTCGTCTGCGCCCACGAGCTCGGCCATTCCATCTGTCATACCAACTTGAATACGCAGTGGCTGAGAAAAAACACCCTGGTATCGACAGACAGAATCGAACGGGAAGCCAGCACCTTTGCTGTCGAACTGTTATTACCAGATGACTTCATTCTTGAATACCCTGATTACTCGCTTAAAAGCCTTGGAAAAATGGTTGGCATACCGACTGGTTTATGCTTGCTAAAAAAATTTGGTAGGTAAAAATCAGCCTTAAACGAGTAATAAAAAGAAGGTGTCAAACAGTGTTCATTCCTATATGGGTTATACTTTGGTTTTTCCTTATCGTAATCTACATAATGCATCAACGTGGCAAGGAAATCGATCGTCTAAATAATACCATTTTTAATAAAAAAAGCGAACTCTCAAAACAAGAACGTCGGCTTTCTGAAAAAGCTGCTAATTTAGAGTCTTACGTAAATATAAAAATAAATTCATTGGTTGCTGAAAGAGCGGAAATAGTAAATGAAAGAAAAAAATGGGAGCAAGAAAAAGGACTAATTATAAATTTGGAAAACTCGTCAATATCCAAATTTCCGTTCATCGCAGGTGTGTTGGCTGATTATAGAACAGCTAGAGACAGTTCTTTAGCATGGCAATTGGAACACAAAAAGCGACCCGCATTAAAAGCTGCCGAAGTCATACAGAAGGTTAAAAGAGAAAAAAGAGAAATATTACAAGAAGCTTACGCCTACAAGTGGGAACTATCTTATCTAAAAAGCCTTCTACCCTGGCTTGATGAGCTTTCTAATGACATAATAATTTCTTCCGACCAATCTTATAACCAAGTTGATTCAAAAGTTGACGATGAAGCAATTAGGTGGTTATCCCCAGAAGAATACAATAAATTACCAGATGTAGAAAAATATCAAAGAGCCTTAGATCGATATATGAAACGGCCGAAGAAAAGTAGCTGGGAAGCTGGGCAAGAATATGAACGTTATATCGGCTATCTCTACGAAAGTGATGGATTCCACGTCACTTATTTTGGAGCCAGTGAGGGATTACATGATTTAGGCAGGGACTTAATTTGCAAAAAAGAAGGATCTATTCACATCGTACAATGCAAACGCTGGTCTACTAAAAAACAAATTCACGAAAAACATATAAATCAACTTTTTGGGACTACAGTCATGTATTATCTTTCAGAAATATCAGAAACGCATACCGCTGATGGATTTTATCAAGCCCTTAATGATAAAAAAATTGTACCAGTATTCGCCTCAACAACCGGCTATTCAGAAACCGCTTTGAAATTTGCAAAATCATTAGGCGTAATATGCAAAACAAAACCAATGGGGCCATATCCAGTAATAAAATGCAATATAAATCAATCAACGCGTGAACACATTTATCATCTTCCGTTTGACCAACAATATGACCACTGCATTATTTCTAAAGAGCAAGGGGAATTTTATGCACTAACCGTTCAAGAAGCTGAGGATGCAGGCTTTAGACGAGCTAAACGCTGGCATGGTCCATCATCGCACACAAAAAAATAAGCCCATACAACGTTAGTTGTACAGGCAGAAAGGATACGCATGAAAAGAAATTTAGATTTGATAAAAGAAATCCTTTTGTGGATTCAAAATAATAGCGACGGAAGACGAGATATTACTGCATCGAGAATTCAGATAGAGGGAAGCGACACTCCAGAAATAGAGATGCATTTACATTGGATACAAGACGAAGGTTTAATCGCTTATGAGGAGAGAAAACTAAAGCAAGGTGTAAGGTTGGTTCATTGTACAAGGCTCACGTCAAAGGGATGCGATGTTCTTGCCGCTATGAATAACCATTCCGTATGGAATAAATTATTAGAGCTGGCGGAAAACAAAACATTCAACGAATTATGCAACATTGCTGTTTCCTTGGCTAAAACAGGAATTACAACCGTCTGGAATCAGTATCAGGCATAATCCTTGTCAGGGGAACCCAAATAATCCATAGATTTTTGATGGAGTTCCTGCAATTCGTCTGGTGTGTAGGCCTTTTTGCTTCCCAACAGTATTTCAAACATTTCACTATTATGAGGACTGCGGATTCCCAATAGTTCCCATCCATTCTGTAAAAAATAATTGGCAGGTCCGGAAAACGTTTCTGTAATGGTTTTTATTTCGGAGTACTGACTTTTGCATTCTGTTTTCATCATACACACACCGCCTTTACAATCATTATACAAAAAATAAGCCTGTATCACGACATACAGGCTTATAAGGAGGGACTTTATCATGGATTCTAAAACGTTGAAAGCATTGCAGTTCTTTTATGATAGAGGCCCCACGCCTTTTCTCAAATTGAATAGCTACTTAGGTGAATTTTCCGCCGAATACCGTTATCTCCTCACTACAGGCATGATTGAACGTACTCACTGCGGACAAATGGTTGAAGTCACAATCGCCGGAATCGCCGGAAGGGATGCTTGTGAACGGAACAAACCTTTCAGTAAAGTGAACGTCATCTCTTGGATAGCCATCGTTCTGCAATTCTTGAATATGATATTGTCACCTCATGATTACAGTATACCACAAATGATAAAAGATTGTATAGGAAAAATTTTCAATCAAATATCATAAACGGGGTTACCAGCTGGAACTAAAAAAATCATCGGGAGGCAATTCTATGAAAAATGTAAAAAGAGTCATATCATTAACATTGTTGTTTGTATTTGCTTTAGCTGCAATGGCTTTTGCATACATCGGTAACGCTAGGTCTGGTATTTTCCATTATGATAGTTGTCAATATGTGTACAGAATGAACGATAGTAACAAGGTGTACTTTGATTCACGCGAAGATGCTGTTGATGCCGGTTATCGCCCATGCCGAGTCTGTAGGCCTTAGTAAGAAACAGTAAAATTTGTATTTAGTTCCAGCTGATATTACTTTAGAACCCAAAATAAGCCCACATGGCTACCATGCAGGCTTATTCCCAATTTCAGGATGGAGACAGCGGCCAGCCCCAGGAGCAAGGGAATTCTAACCCATACCACGGCTGGCAGATGGCGGCAGGGCTACTCCCATTCCGGGAACCCAGCTTTGTTCCTTCACAAGCTGGCCTATCTCTATTATACCACATTCTTTTCAAAAAGTTGCAACGTATTCATTTCCGTTGCAGACTCGTTCCATTCGTTCCATCTTCACGGCTAGTCAATCCAGGAGGCAGCTATGTATAATATCAATCACAACTTTACATACCGTCAGAAGGATAAAGGCTGGCAGGTCATACTTTCTTACAAGGACGGTGATAAATGGCGTCAGAAGAGCAAACAGGGCTTAAAAACCAAACAGCAGGCAAAGGACGCCGGAAATAAACTATTGGCAGAATTACAGCGAACGTTCGTGCCGTCGAGTAATGAATTGGCAGATATTACCTTGCGCGACTTTATCCCGATCATGTTACGGGATAAGCAGGAACTGGCTTTGTCGAGTCAAAAGGCGTATAAGAAAACAGCTGTATTTTTCGATGAATTAGCCGACAAGCCGCTACGTAGCATCACGCGGCAGCAGATAATTGCTATACTGAATGAAAAGAACCAATACGCCCCAAAAACCAAGGAACTACGGCTTACTACGTTGCGGAGCATCCTCAACCATGCCCGAACTAATTACGGGCTTGTATCCGTTAATCCTGCATCAAGGATACAGATACCGCGTCCGAAAGAAGCGAAGAAAATACGGGCCATATCCGCTGTGGAATTTCAATCGCTCATAGATAGCAAGGTACGCAAAGGCTGTGAATACTATAAAGATATTGTAATGGTCGCTTACTATAGTGGGATGAGATACGGGGAGATAATCGCATTAGAATGGGGAGATATAGATTTTCACAACTACACATTAACGGTAGCAAGGCAAATCAAGCAACAGCCGTCAGACGGCAAGCCTGTATACGCAGTAGGCCCGCTGAAAACGCAAAACTCATACCGAACAATCCCCATCCCCGCTCTTCTTGTTGAAACGCTGGAGAAGGTATCACGGACAGCAGACAGGGTATTCCCTCTCGCATCCCCATATACACATAATGTCAACCAATGGATACAGCGAACGTTGCCGCACACCTCCATACATGATATGCGTCATTCATACGCAACAAATCTAATCGCCAACGGCGTTGATGTGCAGACGGTAGCGGCCCTTTTGGGTGATACAATCAATACGGTCATTAACACATACTTAGACTTTACGGAAGATATGAGACGGGCGGCGTCTGACAGCGTGAATCGGATATTCTCAAAATGATTTTTGACGAATTTTTGACGAGTAGCAAGGAATCGCTTATTTTATGCGCTTTTACGGTATTAACAGACAACGTTAAATTATCGTAAGTAATAAAATATGCGTTTATATAGTCCTATATACTTGTATTATCGTTAGCGTATTTACGCCATTTATTGAGTAATTACTTGATTTTATTTACATATGCTTTTATATGTTTTTATGCGTCTTTTCCGTAAACAAGGCGGAAAAAATAACGTGAGTGCCTTTGATTTATTTTGCGACCAATCCTACGGCAAGGATTCCGGCAGCTATGGCCCAGGTGTCACGCTGCCGTTTTAGCCTGGACTGCTTTTTCGTCATCTCATTTATTTGACTGGTCAACGTCTGCAAGGATTCGTTCTGCTTCTGCAAGTCGTTGTTGGCTTGCGTCAATGAGCCGTTGGCTGTCTGCAATGAGTTCTTGGTTTTCAGCAGCTGTTCGTTGGCCGCTGCTAATTGTGTCTGTAACGTCGTCGAGTTGCTGCTCAGCTTGTCTAATTTGCTCTGTAGCTTTGCTAATGTTGTCTCTTGCTCTTTTATTATCGTCTGTAATTGACTGTACTGTTCGTTCGATATTACGATTTTCCCGGACGGACTGTTTGTCGTAGTGTCGGCACACCAGCCAGCTGCCGGCAGCAGCAATAATAAGCAGCAGGATACAAGCAATGATAAGCGTTTTATTTTGTTCGGCAATGGCTTTGACCTCCTCTTTTCGCGGCAGATACAATAAAATCACCTCCTATTTATACCATTCGTTCATGTCTAAGTCATCGTTCCAGCCGTCGATCCGGCCCGTATTCGTGTACTGCCAGCCGGCCAGCGGCAGGCTGCAAACTTCGCCATAATCGCAGGTAGCGTTGTACTGGTTGTACCAAATCGGGACGTAGTCAGCAAGCTCATTGGTGGCGATATAATCCCGCAATGCGTAATAGCCGGCATAAATCCCAGCAGCCTGTCCAGCAGCATTTAATTCAGAGATGAAGGCGGAACAACGACCCGTTGGATCATCTACGCCCGTCAGCCAATCAACCGTAGACGTCAGGCTTTTCGGGTCGTCTTCGATGTCATACCAAATACCGAGAAGCGGCGTTTCTCCGCCGAGCAGGTTAAGCATTTCTTGCGCTTCGTAGCGGGCATCGTCCGGAGTCCATGCGTGGGTATAGCAGTAGACGCCCCAGGGCAGGCCATGCTGCCGACATTCTGCGATGAAATCGTACACGCAGTTTGTCGGTTTCGTCCCGTTGAGTGCTTTGATGATGACGCCTTTGACGCCTGCTGCGACGAGGTCGTCAAAGTTAATTCCTTCTTGCCAATCGGAAATATCAACTACTTTCATATGTACGCCTCCTATTCTACGATGTACCAATCATCACTAAGCATATCCGCCTGGGTAGCAAGCCAGCCAAGCTGCACGCCCTGATTGCCCACAAAAGCAATGGCCTTATTGCCCATGGTATTGTGATCTACATTGATTCCGTCCCCCTTGGCGTTAATGTAGCTGACGCTAGTAGCCAATTCGATGTATTGCCCCTTTCCGTTCCAGTTAGACCGTGCGCAGCGTTTACCATTCTTTACTGCTTGGATAGCTTCGCCGAAAGTCATGCCAGTCGTTTTTACTTCTTCGTATGTCTTTTTGAAAATATCCGGTTTGCAAGGGTACTGTTCCCCCTTAACGCCGGTAATGACGTAATCACCAGCGAAGGCTTTCATGTCCCCTTCGAGTGTGTGGATTACTTTTTCTTCGTTGGTTCGGTATGCTTCAATAATGACAGGCTTTTTGCGATATTTCATGTACATGTCCTCCTGGTCTTTTACGCAGTAATTTTCCCATTTCTTGTATACGTCGACATAAGTTTCGCCTTTATCGCCATTGTGCGTGACTTCGTAGTACATGCCGTCGGGTACTGTCGTAGATACCAAGGCTTTCCAGTTCTGCAAAGTCTTGCACCACCAGACGACAAATACGTCATCAAGTGTAATCTGTTTTTTGTCGGTAACATCAACGTGAGAATTAAAATAGTCTCTTACAATTTTACGTGCGGTTTCTTGCATCGTTCTTTACCTCCTTCGATAAGGGCATCGTCCCTGGCGCCGAGTTGAAGCGCGAGTCCATGCCGTACTTTGTCCATGCCGCTTTTGCCAGGCCCACGATACCGGCCAAGCCGCCGGCCACGGCAGATACGCCGGACCAGCAACTCATGAGTTCAAATTTTGTGCCATTTAAAGCATTCGACCAATATCCATAAAGCCAACTGCATAAAATCAAGCAAAGAAAAATCATCATGATGACGGACAACATGATGACTAAAGCCAGCCAATTTTTCTCTGCCCAATGTCCAAATTGGACAATTTTTTTCATAGCATCCCTCCTAATGCCGAAAATAATCAACAATAAAAGATATGACACCTCCGATAATCCCGGCGATGACATACATCGAATTGATACGATGATGAGCCGAGCGGCCGCGCTGATCTGCGATGATTGCCAGTTCTTTCGTAGCCTGAAATTGCTCTTCTAATTTTTTCACTGTATCGAGCGCCTGTTTAGATTGTGTTTCAAGTCGACTCATGCGTTCGAGAACTTCCGTCTGGAAATCATGTTCGCTCATGTATTTGCTTCCTTCCAATGAAAAAGACAGCCAATCTTTACCTCTGTGGCTGTCCATAAGTTCCATAGTGTGTTAATCATCTTATGTAGTGTACCTCTTTCATTTTTCATCTTCCTTTTGTTCCTTTAAGATGGCATGGGAAATGCGAGCGTCAAGAATTTCAATATAAGCATCCATCACATCTGACTGCCGTCGCAATAAATAGCGTTCTGTATCATCTATAATCTTAGAGTTATTACTTCTAAACCCCATCAACTTACACATTTTCTCTGCTAAAGCACGACGTTCATCCATCATGCGATAAATATAATCTTTCACCTTCTATGCTCCCTTTCGCCTTAAAATATCTGATAGTAACTTAGCTACTTTATGTTTATTTACATACCCGTGCAATAGCTTATACAGCACACCCTTTCTCTTTTGCTTCTTTAGCTCCTTTTCCCTTAACACAAATGGACATTCATTATATGCTATATATACCGAGCATTGAAAACAATGCTTTTGCATACTACAATATTCTTCTATTTCTTTCTTAGATATGATATTTCGTTTCATTATTCAGACACCTTCTTCCCTACACAGTCCCCATTGTCATCAATCATCCAACCCATATCATCAAGCACCTTATCAATATCCTCTTTGTATTTCGGGAATCTTGTGATAACTATGTTGTACTTTAGTTTCTGCAAAATAATCTGGTATGCCAAGTATTTAGCCATTCGTAGCCACTCCTTCCATTAAGGTATTCACAGCATCCTCAAGAACTGCAATGCGTTCAGACAAAGATGGTGTCTGTGAAGGTTTTTCTGGAGCATGTGTCGCTTCTGGAATTTCAGGTTCTTTCGGCTTCTCAACTTCTTTAATAATCCATTGTGTCCCATCCCAGAGACATTTATGGCCTTCTTGAATTTCAGGTGGTGCTACTTCTACCATGTTACAGGGAATCTGCCAAGCACCACTGATAGGACTGCGGTCTGTATTATCAAGCGTCTTAGGGCCTTCATACTCCCCTGTTAAGAGATTAAAGGCATATACTAATTTTATGTCTTCTATCATATTTTCTCTCTCCTTTAGTATTTAATTTGTGCAATCAAGCAACAGGCAGGGGGTTGTACAGTATCAGAAGAACCATAAATAGCATTACTGCCAGAGGCATCAAAATATACCGTAGACAAATCCGTGTCGTTTGTTTGATAAGTAGAAAACCCGACATTTGTAGCTAAAACATTCTTTTTTAAAGCACCCCAGCTTTTGTCTGTTTTTCCTGTATATCCACCTAAGGCGCTATACCCTGTAATATTTGGTAATCCCGCTGTTTTCGTAGCGAGGGCATCTTCTCCTTGTAACACCCTCCCCATTGCATTAGGAATCTTTAAAGTATCTGCACTTGCATCATAAACGTACTTTGTAGCACTATTGGCGCTCCATTCACTATCAGATACACAAAGGTTGTTGTCCTGAGCAAATTTAAGTAAGCGTGGATATTCACTGGCTTTTACGGTTGCTCCGTTAGCCTTGATGTATCCATCATTCAGTGTAGGCTTGAGTACAATGTCACCGACACGGTTCCCATCTCTTACATCATCAAGGATAAATATAGCTGTACCATCTGTTATATATTGTCCTGCTTTCAAATTGAATCACTCCTTATTAATATCTAAGTATCGGGATGACATTAATTGCAGGTGGTTGCACGGTATTTGATGAGCCATAGATTGAATTAGACCATGACGCATTAAAATTATCATGTGTAGCAACAGTCCCACTAGTGGCGTTTGGAACTGGTATACCCTGATTAGCTACTAGCTCTCCTGGTCGTATAGCACCACTGTAATCAGTATCAGTAGGCAATGTCCATATGCCACCCCAAATTTTACCAATCTGCCCTGTGATATTCGGTAACCCAGCTTCTCTTCTCATACCAATATTCCACTCTGTATACTGCATCATACGTTCCCGATAATCAGGGAGTACAAAGGTACTACTACCATCCCCCTTACCGAACAATCCTGCATTAGTTGTTGTGTCATCCGTCCATAAATTATTACTTTCAATGAAATGTACGAGTCTAGGGTAGTCCGCCCTCTGTACAGTAGCACCATTGGCTTTAATGTACCCTTTAGGCAAGAACAAACTCCCTCGCACACACCCTACAGGTGTCATATCTCGTACATCATCGACAATCCAAGTTACTGTACCATCACTAATTAGTACCCCCCCACTAGACACTGTGGTAAGTGTATCAGGTACTGTATCAGCTGTTGTCCCTGCCGTGACGCACTCCAACCTTCCCCATGAAGGTAAATACGATGAATAGGCAATGTCACCAATTTCATACGATTTATTGCGTTGTAATGTAGTAAACCCATTCACAATTAACAAATCTGTATTTATAGTTTTCCATTTTTTTGATTCTGTCCCGATGCATCCTTCCCCGTCTGCACGCGGTACAATATTCCGTGTTGCCATTATTTAACCTCCCTTGGTTCTATATCCCCATTTTCATCTAATTCCCATCTCGAAGAGTAGGTGGGACTAATAGTTGGCATGAGATTCCCCGTTTCATCAATTTCAAAATAATTCTCTCCGTCAAGTGTTACTTTTACCCAATTCAGTGATTCAGAAGGTTTTTCACCTATAATATTGTTTCCTATGCACCGATAAGTATTTCCATCGGTATATGCCACAACGTCCGGGTAATTATACGTGTTGGCTGCGTTCCATGCTTTCGCACTTGCTGCATAAGCTGTAGCCGAATAATTACCAGCTTCTCTTGCCTTTCCAATAGCAATGAGCGCTTGTTTAGTAGCTTCATCTGCTTGTAATGCCGCACTTTCATGTTCATTAGCTGATTTCTGAGCTTCGCTTGCCGATTTTTCAGCATATATCAGCGCTAAGGATGCTTGTTTTGCTGCTTCAACGGCACTAATAGGTTCTAAGTTCGCACGATAAATTGTTTCTTGCAGCATCATGACTATCCAGTCCATCCCCTTTTCAATCAGAGAGAACGGTATTTTATCCGGCAAGTCTATATTGTTTTGTAGCGGTGTTTCTCTTGACAGGCGTATTCTCATGTTTGAGCTAATCGCGTTGCCCTGTACCGGATAGGTATATACATTATTTGTGTTATCAAATTCAAAGTTGGTCGTTATTTCTGTTTCCATTCCCGTTTCATCTACTAAATATCCATGTATATCAGATCCTGTCCGATACGGATACGGGTAGGAAAATGTTGTTTGTTTACCATCTCCTTTATAGGTAATATTTACTTCTGTAGCTTGGATCATTGTTTATCAGCTCCTTTCTTTTTAGACTTATTCTCCTTCGTCCGTTCTTTCGCCGTTTTATAGCGCCGGTCGAAGATGACAGCATTGGCCAAGGCGGCCAGGCTGCGGTCTGTATCAATCATGCTGAAGCGCATGAGGGACCAGAAGCCATCGGTCAAGGTGTCCGGCAATCCGACAAAGCGGTTCAAGGCACGGTTTGCGGCGCGGGCTACGTCGGTAGCGTCCTGGTTTTTGGATGCTGCTGCTTTCGAGGCTTTCATGAGTTCGTCTACAGCAGATACGGCCAGGACGTTGCTGCTGTCGTAATTCGGCAGTCCGAACATATGATTTCCGATGATTTCGGCCGCATCGCGGACGACGGGTATCCCCTGGACAGTATTGGTCATGAATTTGACGCCCATTTTTTTGAGCAGTTTGTCCAGGTCATCCCCGGAAACGGCCGAGCGGTATAGCTGTTCAAATACGCTGTTCAGAACAATCCAGTACAGCATTGCGTTGAACATGGCCAGGCGATTGCCCGACTTCCACTTATAGCCCGCGTCGATGAGGGCATTCATAACGGTATTACAGTATGAGTAGAAGGGTGTAATCTGCGCGACGAGTCCATTTTTTCGTTGCAGTTCGGCCTGGTCTTTTACCATGCCGGAACCAAGAACGTCGCGAACGGCCTGGTCTGCTTCAAAGAGTGCCTGGTCACGCATCAACGTTTCGTCCGTTTTCCCAGCGTCGATTTGCTGCCGGAGGGATTCGTCATACTGATATTTCCATAGGGCCAGGCTGCACATGAGGTCGGTTTCGGTTATGAAAAAATAGCCGTAGCGATTGAGTGCGTCGCGGGCTATACGCGCCTTCTGCCCTGCCCGGCTGGTGTTTTTCGGCATAGTCAGGCGCATTTTCTGTTGCATGTCTTTGTCTATGGTGTTGATACGGTCCGCCATAAAAGGCGAGTGTTCCATGACAAAGCGGCGATTCCGATTATAGGTCGGCGTCCCTTTATAAAATCCAATGCCAAAATTCACCATGGCTTTTACTGTATTCCATGGCCCAATGCGATTCATCATCGGTAGGATGTTCAAGCCGTTCAAGACGGCTGTACTGGTTCGATAGGCCATAACAGCAAATGTCGTGTTACGACGCATGTTTTCCAGCATACGGGATATTTTATCGGTCTTCTGGACGTCGGTCTTCCAACAGTCTTTCACCCATTGTTTAAGGGATGCATACGTTTTCATGCCATAGTTTTCCTGAACAGCCGCTTCCACGTCCGGATGTGAAATTAATTTGTACACATCAGTGACGGCTTCACGCATACAGATATGGTGAATGGCTTCGTTGACAGCTGATGGCCATACATCCAAACTCTTATAAAGAATCTGGTTTTTGACTTGCTTCACTCGTTTCTTCGTACTGCCCATACCAATGCCCATGGTCGAAGAGCCGGACAGCTGTGTCTTGACAATGTCATCCAGTTCCATTTCATTGGTCCGTGTCGTGAGCTGAGGGTCGTAGACAATCGGATAGTACCCGCCGCTCACTTTGCGGTCATTGATGGTATACGGTTTCGCCCGGACACGCCCCATGCCGGAACCGTACAAGCGTTCCTGGACTTTATTTCGCTCCGGCCAGTATTGTTCCAGCTGGCCCCAGATTGCTTCCAAGAAGTCCAAGTCCTTATTGCTTAAAGCCCGCGAGAAAATATCCTCAATCGTGGCTTCATTGGCCTTCTGTGATTCGCTCTTGACGTGTCGGTTCGCTTCATCAAGGACGCGCTGCCGCCCTTCCTGGTTACCCCAGTTCAAAGCCATGACGAGAAGCTGTTCTTTCGTGAATCGTTCGACGCTGCCGACAGCATACAGTTTCTGGCTGCGCATCTTCCGCCACTCCGTATTCGAGTACATGTGATAGATCCGCGCAAATTCCCGACATGCTTCCTGCTGCATAGTGAGTTCCCGCCGGCTGGCCCGGTCTATAGGCTTATAGATGAATTGCATCCAATCATCACCCATATTCCGCAACAGCGTTTCAATTTTTGTCAGCGATAACAAGGCGTCGCTGAGCAGTTCTTTTCCCCGGCCTTTACGGTTCTGGTCGTTCCGGTCTTGTTCGGCATCCCAGTTTTCCCGGTGTGGCAAGGATTTCGCCAGGCGGGCAGCGGCATCGGAAATGGCGATGACGCTGCCGTCTGTATCGGTAAGGGTGTTGGCTTCGTAATCGCGGCGGGACACTTTATTGACAGCCCGGATAGCTTCGTTAATGTCCCGGAATTGGGCCATGGTTAAATCTTTATCGTATTGGATACGGTCCTTTCCATCGACGATAGCCCGAATCCAGGGCGCTACCAATTCGTCCGGCTTCGGTGCCGTATTCTGGCCCGTCGCATAGTCCGGCGACAGGTCCCGATAAATATAGGCCCAGTTCAGCGGGACCGGATTCCCTTTATCATCCAGCGGCGGCCGGCCGTCGCGGTCCGTCATGCCGAGGTTATAGGCCAGGTGTTGGATGAAGTACCTTGCATGAGGTCCCATGCGCACCGGATGGTCGGCACGGCCTAATTGTTTAAGTATCCCTTTGATACCGTAGATTTCCTGGCCGTTCATGTCGAGTGACCCGCTTTCCCCTGCCATGGCCCGACGGATATAATCGGCATTATCTTTGGCTGCCCTGGCCATAGCATAGAATTTCTGTGCATTGGCTTTTTCCATGACCGCCTGTTCAAAGGATCCGGCACTCATGTACTGGTCCGCCCGGTGACTGGCCGCTTTGGCTTTGATTTCATAGTGCCGCCACGTCGTCGCCTCCGATACTTTCATCGCATCCATTTCTTCACGAGCCAGTCGTAACATGGCCATGTCACTACCCTGGACCATGTCGCGTGCTTGATTGAGGCCGTGGATGACATCGTTTAACGAGTCCTTCAGGTCCTTGATGACATTAGCATTTTCCTTCTTATTCGCCTGGTTCTTTTCTCTTGTGTCGGCCAACTGCTGCTTCAGCTCTTTGATTTGTTGGTTCTTAGCCAGGATACTGTCCTTCAGTGCGCCTTTTTGTGCGGCATTACGGTCGATTTCGACGCCCATGATTTTCCGGAGTTGTGCCGCAATCTGCGCGTCGGTACCGGATACATTACTGACTTCGCGAAGGGCTTTGACACATTCCGCAATATAGCCGTTCATTTTCCGGCGCATAGCAGCCGCTTCCAGCTGATTCAAGGCCATCTGTCCGTTTGTCGACGCTAACATCTCATCAGCTTCAGCGCGTATCATGTCCGGCGTCATGGCCATGTCTTCTTCATATGTCTTGCGGATGGATTCTACATACTGGTCCGTCCGTTCTTCCAGGGAACCGCCGGCGGCTTTTAGTGCTTGCTTAAATTCCGCATCATCGGCATAGCCTAATTTGGCCAAGATGCCGGCGCGGGCTTCGGGCATGTTGTTGTAGATATTCTCATACTGATAAATCGGATTTTCAGTACACAGCTGTTTTTGATAAGCAAGGCGTTCTTCTTCTAACCCCTGCTGACGGTCGGCGGCATCCCGCTGACGGGCTTCTTCTTCATACTGAGCGAGAAGTTTTTCTTTTGCCTGCTCCTTGATTTTTTCGGCCCATTGATGAATCATTGTGCCTTCGCTGCCGGATAAATCACCGGAAAAGCCTTTCCGGTTCCAGGCATCGAGTTCGCGGATCCGCGCCCAGGTTTCGATTTCATCGTCCGACGCCACCATTCGGTCCATAGCCCGACGGACATCGTCTGTCGGTTCTTTGCCCAGGTTTCGCAAATCCCGATAAATGCCGATAAGCCATTTCTTGAAACGCCGGAACGGTCCCTGTAATTCTTTGACCGGTGCTTTCCCTTCGGCGATATAACGTTCAAAGGCACGGGCGAAGCGTTCCTGCATCCAGCGTTCTTCGGCGGCTTTAATGGCCACAGTATTGCCACTTTCGCGGGCCTTCCGGATAGCGGCTTCATAGCCTGCAAATTCCTTCTCTAGCCGTGTCCCCTTGTAGTCGTCCACTCTTCCGTCAGCATAAGACGCCCAGTCATGAATTGTATGCCAGTCCTCGACAAGCTGTTTCGGCGCGCCTTCTTCCTGTACCATACGTTCCATTTCTGTCAAATACATATGGGCTGATTCATGGATGAAAGAAGACTGGTCCGCTGCATCAAAGAGATGGATAGCGCCAGAGTTAGCGTCGAAGGCCCCACGGATTTTCTTCTGACGGTATGCCTGGTTATATTTGTCGATGATCTGAATGGCCTTGTCATCAAATACGACATAGCAACGGCCATCATAGGCATCATCATAGGTAATACCGTGGATTCCTTGTTCATTTAAATATTTCGACGTTTTTTCTATGTCTTTCCCGTCTGATAATGCATCAGTCAAATAATTGTAGATTTCTTTACCTGTCCCAATGCCTTTTTCCAATGTGGCTTCCGGGTTTTCCATAGCCGCTTCTATCAACTGATTCCGCTTCTTGTCGCCAACCCCTTTAGCTTCTTTGGCCTGTTGCTGTACACCTGGAAGTTCTTCTTCCCACCTCTTACTTTCTGATTCCATATAGGAAGTATCGTTTATCTGTTCGTCGGTGTATCCTTGTTTTTTTAGGCTGTTTAAGGCAATCCGCTTCCTAAACGCCGGAAGGCCTTCCCATCCCAGGCTGGCATCGTGGCAATGCTTTATGTTTAATTCCACTTTCCGCAAAGCTGTTTCTGCTTGGATTTCATCTTTAGTACTACCCATAGCTTGGCGCAACCATTTTGTCCAGAAGGCTTGTTTCTGTTCCATAGACAAAGATTGTACTGCCTGAAGAATCTTAGTTTGAACGCCTTTCATCTGGTCTTTGTAGCGCTTGTCTTCATCCAGCAACTCTTTGTTGGCCGGAACGTCGATTTCATATAAAACCGACGGAAGCCCGCGGTCTTTCATCTCTTTTTTGTATTTCTGAGCAGTCCGCTTGCTTTTCGCGGCGTAAATGCCCCAGCCGTGCATACTCGCTCCGGTGCCACTGCCGATTTTCCCTAAATCAAAATTATCAAAATCTACACCACTTCCATGCCATGCCCGTTGTTCAAACTTATCCGGGCCTATGTACATGACACCTCCGGTTTTGTTATCTCCAAAATAGATACCATAATTGGGGGTACCATCGGAATTGATATAGGGTTTACCCAGATTATCATTTACATTTCGCAGGAAGTCACTTATACTTAAATTAGAAGAACTCAAAATTGGTATTGGCTGCTGATGATCAGACCTTGCGTCGGAGTTGGTAGAGGTACTGCCAGTTTTGAGTTCTTTTGCTGTTTCTATATCATATGCTCTAAATTGTGTGTACTCCCCATTCTCTACCAAATATTTATTCTCTTCTTTTTTTACGGTTAATTTGACTGCATATATATTGGGGCCCATTTGCACTGGTGCAATAATTCGTGAAACGTATAAAGCCTTGTTATGTCTATCTATATGGTTTTCAATCCATATGCCCTTTCGAATAATTTCCGGAATGGCTTCTATCATTTCATAATGCAGTGTATTTTGTCGACTATTTATCGAATCTAACCTACTTGTATGGTCTGATTTAAAATGACTTAAAGACCCTTTTTTCGTAACAATGACTTTGTTTCCCGTTGCTTCATTGACATAGGGAATATATTCACCTTTGTCGTTTTTCTTAGAAACAATGTCATCTTCGACAGTGCCCGGCAGTTTACGGCGCAAGTCCTTCCAGTCCATACCTGCATATTTTTCTTTAATCGTAATAACTGGCGCCGGGGCATCTAAGTTAATGGAGGTGTTAGTTATCGGTTGTCCGAATTGGACATCGCTTCCGGTTCCGCCAATGTGGATGGGATGAGCGGCGGCAAAGTCTTTAGCCGTGTAGGCTGTGTCTCCGTAGTCCCGGCGGATTTGTGCCCACCGTTCGGCCATGCGGGCGTAGAGGTAGGCGTTTTCTTTGGCTGCCTGGGATACGGCCTGGTTCCCCTGCTGGAAGGTTTTTACAGCGTCTTGATAAACGGCGACGCCTTCTTTGCTGAATGTCTTGCGAAGGGCGTAGTCACTATGGCTGAGTTCTTCAAATTTTCCGCCCATATCGCGCAATATTTCATAGCGCTGTTTAGCAGCTTCCACGTTGGCATCCCATTGTGGCAGGAGTTCCGGCGATGAGGCAGCTAATTCAGCCCGTTCATTTTTATAAGCGACATCGAGCATCTGTTCTTTCGTCGCTTTCCCGCCGTACTCTTTATACATATCGCTATACCAGGGTTCATTGTTACTCATGCGATAGCCACGTCCGGTCTGGACGTTATCATGGCCGTCTGTATCGGCCACGATAACAGATACGCCCTGGGGCTTGTAGGTCCAGTAATACTTAAAATTGACCGCGTCTTCATATTGCTTACGAGCGTCTTTCAGCGCTTCTTTGTAAGAAGATTGCAAGTCATAGGGATTGCGATAGACGACGTCACGGGCAGCATCCTGTTCGATGGCAGCGGCGTCTTGAAAATGTTCCTGTATGATTTCTTCAGAAATAGCATCGCTCTTATCGTTGGCAATGTCGCGAAGCTCCTGTGCCAAGGCATCCATACGCTGTTTACGTTCGCGAAGCGCTGCCAAATGCGTACCGCCTTGGTTCATGGTAGAGGCATCCATGAGGGTATTCGTATCAAACGATTCATCGGCCCGCTGCGCAAAGACCCCAGTCTTGATTTCTAGATCCGTGCCATTCTGTACCGCTGTATCTACCTGTTCCGGCGTCACTATATCCCGTTTTACGAGGTCATTCAGTACGTTGACGCCTTCCGGTGTCCGGGCCAGCTCCTGGGCATCGGTATAGATAGTACCCATATCGTGCTGTTCGGCCTGGCTTTGGATGACGGTTTGATACGTGGACGGAGAGTCTGTAGCCAGCTTATTGTCCGATTTATTAGCCACAAGGTCTGTAATCATTTGTTTTTCTACGTTGCGCTGATATTCTTCGCGCCAGGCGTCGACTTTGAGGTTGGCAATATTACGCATGGCGTTATAATGCCCGACCGTATGCATCCCGATTCCCATGGCGCCCATGCCGAGGGCGGCCGGGACAGCCTCTACCATCGCGTCGACGGCGTTGTTGAGCACATCGCCGACAGTGTTCCATCTGCCCTTATGATGGATTCCATATTCTACGTTGGTTGCGACGTCACTGATGACGGACTGCACGCCTTCTTCCGTCAATTCAGACAGCGTCCCACGGGCGTACTGTTTCGCTCCTGCAATGGCGGCGAGCTTAGCCAGAGCTAATTTGCCCTGGTTTACTACGTCCCGTTGAGCAGCCGCATTTGTCAGCAGGGATTTTGCGGCATCTTTGCCGAAGGCCGCTTTAATCGGACCATAGCCAAATTCCAACAATCCCAATTCGACGGCTCCGTTCAGCGCGCCGACGACGGCACTATCAGTCAACATGTTCGCCCTGCTGTACAAAGGCTTTCCATTCGACTGCTGCTGTGCCATCTGCCAATAGCGGTCAGCCATGGATTGTTTACTGATTTCATTGTATAATCCGGTCCGCAACCCCCAGGCAGCCCCGGTCGCACCGGCGGCGGCTAAGATGGCCGCCGAGCCAGCCCCGAGTGTTTCCGGGCCAGCCGCGGCGGCAGCAGGAGCGGCCGTGGCCATAGCCAGGGCCATGCCCTTCGGGACATACTGGAGAGCACGCAACCCCTGAGTTCCGTAAATGGTCAACTGCTGCACGGTATCATAGACGATTTTCCCCAGCGCCGATGTGGGCCGGTCTTCTTCCTGGTAGGCTTTGAGGCGCTGTGTGATTTCGTCGACTTCCGGTTTGACGATATCCAGATCTTCACCATTGACAGCTTTCATCTGTGCATCATAGAGTTTCACCATATCGGAGCCGGAATTAAATGCGTCAGCAAAGAGTTCACCCGCACTGTTGAAGGCATCGCCAATACGTTCGAAGATGCTGCGAGTATCATTCAAGTCCCGGTGATTCCGCAAGGCCAGGGCCGCACCAACGGGGTTTTCCTGCCGGAATTTCGCCAACTCCGGATAGTATTTATCCAGCGTTTCCGGCGAATACCAATTATTGCCAGGAAGAAAGTCATTGATAGTCAATAGGGTATCGCGTTTCTTTGTTTCTTCAAGCAGTTCGGGATGATCTACCATATACTGCGGCGACACGCCGAGCATAGGGGCATAGGTATCGGCATCCTTGAGTACCTGCGCATTTTCGTTGAAAAGATTGCGCCAAATGTCGCGGGCCGAATCGACGACCCATTCAGCGGCCTTCTGCCATTCCGGCGTTTCTTGCTGCTCTGGTGGGTTCAAGTTCCCCGTGATGGTTGGCGTTGTCAGTAAATCCGGTATTTTACGCATGACAGGCCGGCCGGATGCGATAATTCCCCCAATTTTCTCATCATTGGCGGCCGCTTCCTGGGCTTCGGCTTCATGCCGTTCAGCCGTTTCTTCTGCTGATGGCGTAATCATGGCCTGCGTCTGTTCTTTGACAGGTGTTATTTTAAGGGCATCGCTCATATCGCCCGACGTATCAAAGGTATAGTCTGCCATATTTCCTCCTAATAAATGTAAGACCCGCCACCTTCGGACTGGTCTTCATCTTCCCCATTCGCATAAGCTATATTATTTTCCACATGTTCCGTGACGCTTTCATCGACGGCATCAGCCGCTTCACTGACAGCTTCGCCTACTTCACTGGCCGTTTCTGTCAAGGTGTCAACATAGCTATTATCATCATTGCTGCTATCACTACTGTCTCCATCATCACTGGCTGCTTCAGCCGATTCGACTACATCGGCCAAGGTCCGTTCGCCGTCGAGGATTTGTTGTACGTCCCAGCGGTCAATGGTATATGAATTATGGTTCCAGTCTGTAACGATTGCATAGCCATCGTCGCCTACCGTAATACGAAGGATACCTGCTGCCCGCATTTGTGCCTGTGAATAGCCGCCATTCGTCGGCTCTGCCGTTATAGCATTGACGCCAAACTGAATCAAATCATTCATAGACGGTTCATTCCCATTGTGTTCGGCACGGTATTGAACGGCTGCCCCGCGAATAAGCTGCTGAATAACAGGCCAATTCCCTTTAAATTCCGCCGGATTGATACCGCTGGCATCAGAAATCTGCTCAGGCGTGATATTATACATCGGCTTATATTCACCGGTCCCATTCTGATAATCACTGGCCGCTTTCTGCAAGGTATTGAGATTTGAAGCTGATAAGTGAATCCCATGATTATTGCAATAGTTGACTATATCGTTGAAGGACTCTATGCCGTTGCTTCCGAACAGTGATTTTAGGACAGTCATATTGGCCCCGCTGCTACGAGAACTGCCGCTTCCACCACGACCGCCGCCGCGGCCACTTCCTCCTGACCCGCCAGAGCCGCCAGTACGGAAGCTGACATAGGCACTGATACAGCTTTTCAGCGTCGTATATACATCGGGATTGTTGTAGCCGTATCGCTCTGCAATGGCTAAGTAGGCTTGCGGGTCCAGATTCCCTGATTGATAGAGCTGCTGCATTTCCATTCTGCCCTGTTCGACGATAGCGTCATTGGCTTCTTTTTCCTGCCGTTTCTGCTCAGCAATGATGGAAGTCGCCATTTGTTCCGCTTTTTGGAGTTCTGCTTCGTCATAGATGACTTCCGTATGAGCCGTCACACCACCAGTCTTTTCCAGGCCGCCGTGATAGCCGCCTAAATGGAGGTGATAGCCACTGCCGGCATCGTGGAAGAGGACCTGGTCAAAGGCGCCGCTGTCTTCAAAAGTTTTGCGTACTTCTTCGGCTTTCTCAGCGCTGGTTCCTTCAGGCAGTACAATGTCGACGGCATTGCCCCCATTCGGTCCAATAATGTGCTGACTAGTCGGTGAGCCATTGACTTCGGCGTTATGTTCCCGTGTGCGGGCCGCCGAAGAGATCTCCGCTCCGTCGGCAACACCCATCTGTTTGAGCATCCCACCGATGAACGGCAGGGCTTGCTGAAATTCCGGCGTCAGTTCTTTAACTTGTTCGTCAATGTCCGCTCCCTGGGTCGGCAGGTTATATGGCTGTATCTTACTGCCGCCGTTACCTGATAGGTCCATACCATCTAAAGAGTCGTAATTATGCTTGACAAGCTGTTTATACTGTTCCGCCGCTTCCCCGCTGCCATTATATGCCCGAACGCCTTCCCAGGGGTCGCCACCGTTTTCGTCGGTCTTCTGTTTGAGGATATACGCGCCGGCACGGATATTCTGTTTCGGATCCGTATTCCATCCAGGAAATTTACTATCCAAATCATAGGCCCGTGCCGTTTCATCTGTAATCTGGGCGTACCCACCGCCGTCTGCCATGTGCATCCCTTCGATGGTATCGCCACCGGTTTCACGCATACCTGTAGATAGGTAGATTCTAGGATCCAGTCCCTGTTCATGGGCGGCATCGATATACCAATCGACGACCTGGTTTCCCGTGCTGGCACTGCCACTATATACGGTCTTCGTCGCCCCGGCCCGGATATATTCAGCTCTCTTTTTGGGGTCATTTGGATACAGGCGGGCCGCTTCTTTGGCCCGTTCCAGCAGACCATTATCATGTTTCCGCTGCAAGAGCATATGCCGCATGGACGTCAATTTGCTGTCATCGACCCAGGGACTGACCTTTTCCAGCAAGGCCGTCGCTTTGTCGAAGTCCGATGCATTACCGCTGGCCGTCAAATTGGTGAGCACCGAGTTGACCATCGTCGTGGCTTTGTCTTTTATCATGGCGTCCATCTTGTCTTTCCCGTAGATATTGCCATAGAGGGCGTAGGCCGTCGCCGTAATGCGGTTCAGGCCCTTGAAAAGGCCGTCGCTGTTGCCGCTTTCGACGAGGTGGTCCGTTTCGTTCGTGACAAAGGTATTGAACGTGTTGTCCCGATGTTCCAAGTCTTTCGCGTACTGGTATTTCATGACCTGGCCCGCCCGCTGAACGTTTACATCATCAGCCATGCGCAGGAAGGCATCGTGGGCTTTCTGGTAGTTCGGCAGCCCGGCCATGGCCGATTCCCGAATAGCCCGTTCGCCGGCCTGGTACTGATTGACCACATCCAGGGCATTTATATCCTGCTTATTCAGCAGTCCCGTATCGGGATTGTTGAGCAGATCGTTCATGCCGGCTTCGTATTTATTCTTTGCGTCCAATACGCTCAGGTTGATTTGGTCGTCGACATAGGCCTGCATCTGCTGCTGAACGGCGCTCATGCCAGTTTGCCACACTTTAGCGCCGGACACGTTGGCCCCATAGGCGTTGGAGTCGCTTGGGGCCTGGACATTGCCATGGATGGTGTTCGGGTCCACGGACGGGTTATAGCTCTTGATCTGCATGATTTCCTCCTAGTAGTATTTTTCGATATTAACCGGACGGATACGCGGCTTGGAATCGTATTTGGCAATCGCCTTATTCAGGTTGACTGGTGTAATCCCCGTATACGTGTAGGCCGGCGTGAAAATGCCGGCTTCCTGTTTGAACCGGTTCGTATAGGTATAGTGGCCGCTGCCGTTATAATAGGTGCCCGGGTTAATATCATAGGCCCCATTATAGGTGCCACTGGTCTTGTCGGCGGCTCCGTAAGTTCGATTGATACCGTACATAGACGCAGCCGTCCCTAGAATCGTGCCCCATAAGGCACTCTTTTTCTGCGCTTGTAAGTTAGCCGCGCTGGTCCGGTAGGCATTGGCCTGGTTCTGATAGTTGACCTCGTTCACATGTTCGGACCAAACGTCATTGCGCTGGTTCTGCAATAAGGTACTGCTGTCATCCCGCCAGGCATCATAGCTGGAAGACAGGGCATCCAAAGGGGACCCGCTGAGTTGCAGTCCGCTGGCCCCGGCCTGAGCGGCTGTCTGCCCGGCGGCTAATTTCATGCGGTCATTCAGCTTAGACTGCTGTGCTGCATATTGTTCGGCAATCTGTTCTTGTTTGACCTGGCTGATACGGGCATTTTGTTCGGCTGCCTTAGCCTGTGCATTATACAGCGCAGATTGTGCGTTATACTGCTGTTTTTGCTGGTTGTATTGATTGATTCCCTGTATGGCTGTAAGAGCCATCATCCACGGTGCGCCGCACATGCTTTTCATCCCCTTTCACAAAAAACAACTGCCACGACATATCTTTATAGAGAAAGGGCTTCGAGAATTCCGCGCCGAATGATTTCAGCCAGCGCCGGGACTTCTCGTTGCTCTGGGTTATCATATTCCACATTTTCGGGAACCGCCGCTTCCACTTCGGCAGAATCTGCCGGCCCAGGGCGACGAATTCTTTCTTGTAATGCTGATAGAGATCCTGCCGTGCGACACACCACACGACATGGCCATAGCCGCAAATTACACTGCGGCTGACGCCGAACAGCAATAGCGGCTGGCCGTCCACGTAGGCGATGTAATTTTCGTAGTCTACATCGACGGCGAAGGTTTCTAAGTGGGTATCTGTTGCTTTTAATTCCATATCGTCCCGATTCCGCAGGCGTTTTGCCAGCCAGCGGACGTCGGGCAGTAATTCTTTCGTTATCGGTTTAACCGTTATATGCGCTAACCAATCCCCCATCAATACTGACCTCCTTGATTATGGCGTTGAGTTTAAAGGGGTACGGTTCATCACTCATGATGCACAAGTGGTTGCGCGTGTTGGCCCCAATATCGTATAAAGGGACGCTCTGAGTCAGGTCCCCGGAAAATAAGGTATATTCGTCTGTGTATTTGAGTTCGTCCATTTTGTCGAAAGTCAGGCCGATTTTACCGCCGTATGTATCTTCGACACGCAGGGTGACCGCGTTTATTTTATGGACGCGTCCCTGCAGGGTTCCTTCCCGGAGGCTGACTTCCATGCCGGGCTGTTCAATCTTGGTCGTGTACGGCAGGCCCGCGATGATACGGCTATATGATTCATCGAGATGCACCATACCGTCAGCTGGGACGACTTCGTCTTTCTGACGGATACCGTCGCCTACGATGGTTACCGTTTTCCCGACGAGATGTGGCAAAGCAATCGTCGTGCCGCTGCCCGTGACATAAGAGTCGGCATATTGGTCGGTATCGTCGCGCATGACGGCAAACTGTTCCAAATACCGCTTCGGCTGCCCGTTTACGGTCCGTTCGACGATCGCGTAGAGTTCGTCGTTCTCATTGCGTGGGATGGCAACAATCCATTTATATTTTCCGTCCGTGACGAAATGAGACCAGGCAAAGACTTTCTGCTCCCGTATCATCGTAAAGGCCAGAAGGACGCCGTCATCGCGGACGAAAAAGAGCGTAGAATCCGGTTCCTGGCAATAAGCTGACGAGAGCAGTTTATGGTTCTTGACTAAGTGAGTAGCCAGAATATCCAGCTCGTCGCCATTATAGTTATCCGATTCGTACTGATACCCCAGGTCGCGGACGGTCGAACCGGACCGCTGGACATGGACGATACGGTTGCCGATATGCTGTGGCAGACACGTCGAGGAGCCGCGCATGGTCTGTGACTTTGGATAAGCCTTCGTCGGCGTCAGGACGCTGTCGCCGCTGATGACCCATTCATTGCCTGACGTAAGGACGACGAGGTCCTGTGACGGGACGAGGTGACGGATTTGATAAGAGTTACGGACGATGAGGTCCATTTTGATAGCGCTGTCATCAGTGACCGTTCCGTCCACTTTTTCAACGGAAAAATTCGGATAATCGCCGGTCTTGCTCATCCATAGCGAATAGGGATTCTTGTAGTTGGCGGCAAAGACTAAGCGGTCCTGGAAAAAGCACGACTGCTGCGGGAAGCCGTAATAGCTGTTCCACGATGACAGGGCATAGTCGGCCGTTTCGTCGGTACTGCCGAATACATCTTTGACGGCAGCGGTGACGGTCGTCCCAGAATTGACAGCCGTAATCTTTGCTGTCCCCGTATGGGTATAGGGCAATCGTGTCAGATCTACAGTCAGTTTTGATCCACTGGCCGCATCATCATTCCAGACTTTGACGATGAGCCGCAAATAGCAGCCCTCCGTTTCACTGCCCGATTCGGTATAGTTCTGGTCGTCATTGGACGTGTACTTGCGATATTCCCGCCAAATGGAGCTTTTCTTTTCCCGCTTCTGCAGAAGTATTTCGTAGTGGTGTGTCCCGTGAGTGACGATTTTCCATTTTTCCCCGACATAGAGTTCGCCTGACGTCCAGGTCGTCGTTTCTTCGCCCCAGGATCCGGACAAGGTCTGGCTGCCGACTTTCTGGTTGAGCTGAATATAGCCGCCTTCCATGCCACTATGAAAAATAGCGGCTTGCGAGCTGATAGTCACGGTCCCAGAGGTACCGGATGGCGTGACTTTATTGTCGACGACGGCATCGAGCATGGCGTCATAATAGGGTTCGGTGATTTCCATGTCGATAAGGTCCCAGCCGTCCTGTTTATGCCGCAGCAGTTTTACCGGATACTGGCCGGAACAAATATACATGACATCGCCGGACTGGCTGAATTGTAACCCTTTAGGATTACTATAAGGCGTACTGATTTCTATGCCCGTATAGGTTCCGTCTTTCCAAATCCGGATGTATTGGACGCCGACTTCCAGGAGATACGCGTCAATTTCAGAGTTGTAAAAACTAACGAGGATAGCGTCCTGAGTGCTACTTTTGAGTTCGCCAATATACTTGGACCCCTGCCGACGGTAACAGCCGCCATAGGGGCGTATAACGGTGTTCTCCGCATCAAGCAATGCCGACTTGTACTGGTCTAAATCGACACGGCTGCCGACGGCCGGGGATATTTCGCCGGTCGTAAAGGCCGGCTGAATGACATAGATGCTAGCCACGGTATCCCCTCCTTGCGGCGATATAGCTGCTCTCAAATACGGTGTGCGGTTCCATTTCCCGGGCATCCTGGACCTGCGCCTGGGCGATGACAGCCCGGTACAGCTGATATTCGTTCTGTCCCTGCTGAGGGTTTCCGGTCAGCCGCATAGCCAGTTTCGACGCCAGCAGATGCGCGAAGCCTTGCAGGAAAATCGTATCCATCAGTTCCGGGTCTTCCACATCCCACGTATAGTCAGCATAGCACTGTTCGCCATTGGTAACGATGACTTTCGTACTGCTGCCGATATTGACGACGTCGAAGCGCTCATAGATGCGGTCGGCGCCGCTGGCATCGGATACGACGTTACGGATCATCAGGCATTTATCGGGATAGCCATAGGCAAAATCCCAGCCCGGCACATTGACATCGACTACGGCCAGGCGCTCAATCCGGTGTGCAAACCCCCAGGGAAAAGACCGTAGCACTTCGCGACGTGTCGGGTCGTAAAATAGTTTACAAGCTCTTGCATTTTCCACGCCTTCTTCCATGTTTTCAATGACGCCCTTGCCTATATTCGACAGGGCCATGTTACAAATATCTGTATCGGTCATGGCTGCTCCTTTCTATAGAGTGAGGGGCCGAAGCCCCTCCCATCTACAATCTATGTTTCCGTACGAGGTCGACGAGGTCTTGTTTCGTCGCATCGTCGGGATACGGTATCCCGGCATGTTCCAGGCGAAGTCGCAGCTCATTGGCGTGTAAATCTTCGAGTCTCCGCTTCGGGCCGGCGTTTTTGAAATGGATAGCTGGTATCATGCCAGGTCCGCATCCATGACCAGGGCGGCCGTCAAGGTGCCACCTGTCAGAGCCGATGCGCCGGTGTATTTGATACGCATGAAGCCCAAGTCCCCATAGGGAACTTTTGTTTTCAAACCGTCGTCTTTTTTTAGGGTATACGTTCCCAGGGTAACGGCTTTTGTAAAGGCTTCGTCCACAGCCGTCTGTAAATCGACGGTCAAATCGGCCGTAGCGCCGGGAGCCGTGACGTAGAGGATAAGCGGATTGCCCGCATCCCCTTTTCCGGTCTGGACGACGTCCGACATGCCTGTCGTCGTCTCGTTCAGTGCTTTCTTCCAATAAAAGGTATTTTCGCCATCGTAAACCATAGGGTCCTCCTATTCTGTAATAACTGGTTCTGTATCGCTCAGGGCGTCACATTTGGACACTTCCAGCCCCTGTACATAGAGTTTCGGGATTCCGTTCAAGGCTTCGCTCTGGGTGACGTAGATGTTGTTTTTGTCGTTCAAATACAATTCGAGAATTGTATAGACCTTGTCCGATACGTAGAGAATCGGGCGTTTCGGATTGACGATACGGTTCTTTGCGACGATGATATTTTCGACGAGTTTCTTCCGGTCGGCTGCCGTAATCCCTGTCGGGTTTGTGGCAACATCGACGTTGCGGATTGCCGCTACTTTACGGAGATTCTGGACGGCCAGGCCAGCGTCCCAGGAAAACCAGGTAACGAGGGCATTGTATTTGCCCCCTTCGCCATCTTCTACGATATGTTCGCCTTTGTCTTCCATCTTGAGTCCAGCCTGGGAGCCTTTCGGATAAATGCCGGTGACGGCATTTTCGCCCCAGTCGACAATGTACATCGACGTCTGCTTATTTTCCGTTGTGCCGCCGGCGTTAATAGTCTGGAAGCCATAGGTTCCTTTATCACCCGTGAAGGTGTTGAAGCGAATGCCCAGGCCATTGAATTCGTCGGGGTTCTTTTCTGTGTCGCCGTAGAACATATATTTTGCCAGGTCCTGTGTGAATCCTTCGACGAAGGCGCCGTCTTCCGAGCGGCGGGTCGCTTCTTTGTCCGGTGCCAAGTTGACGATACGGACGTCTACCTGGCTCATGCCTTCCATGAGGCAGCAGGTATCGACAATCTGACGGGTCGTCGATTTCCCCGGCGTAATGCCGCGGTTGATACGGCGGAGCTGAGGATGAGGATACGACGTGCGCAGTGTCGTCTGATTGCCTGTCGGCAGGTTGCCTTCCATCCAGGGGATGTGCTGCATAATCGGGTTGCTCTGGGCCATGATTTCCATGATCCAGGCAATCTTGCCATCGGGATCCATGCGCTTGCGCAGGTCCGAAAAAGTCAATGCGGTGTTACCGTAAGCCATAGTTTAGCCTCCTAATATTTCGAAAAATCTGTCTGATCATATAACGAAGGGCCGCTTCCTCCGCCGCTGCCCTGGCCATTGTGTCCCGGGTCTTCGCCCACAAGAGACGCCATCGCGGCCATGGCACGGATCATGGCAATGTGGTTGCCAGCGCCGGTGAGGTTCAGCATTTTCGTAAAGCCCGGCACTTTTTGTTCCAGGTAGTTACGCGTCGTACAAGCGGCTGCTACGGTTTCGTCGAATTTTCCGCCCAGTTCCTGACGGGCTGTTTCGCCCCATCCCTGGATTTCCTGTACGTAGCTGTCCTGTACCTGCTGCGCGGCGGCTTGTGCCGCATCCCGTGCATAGGTCATGCCGAACCGTGCGGCCGCGGTGGCCTGGTCCTGAGTGGCCCCCAGGCCGTGAAGAATGTCGCTCAGCTGGTTCGACAATCCATCATCCATTTCGGCGTTTTCGCCAAAGATTTCATGAAGTGCGCCGGAGTAGTCATACGTTTCCGGTGCGGCCGGCGGGTTCGTATCCTGCGGCCCCGTCGGCGGATTCGTGTCCTGCGGAGCCGGTGTCCCTTCGTCCCCACCCAAGGCAGTGGGTACGACAGGAGCGGAAGGGTCGGTTTCCGCGAATAACTGTAAGTCAAACATGTTTCTTTCCTCCTTCAATGCGGGCGATTTCCAAGGCGTACTCGTTTTCGGCCTGCTGTTTCTTGTTAATGTGGTCGACATCTCGTGTCAGCATGGCCAGATATTCCAGCCCGACGGAGCGCCGGCCTTCGTTATACGCCGTAATCAAAGCACTGCGGTGAAAGGTCGGTACGTTGACACGCGCCCGGTCTAACAGACGCATGAGGAACCACCGGCCTTTTCGGTCCGCCAGTACATAATTCAAAGCCTCCTGGTCGAGGCGCTGGTATTCATCCATCATGTTTCCATCCCCATCCATTCTCGTAATGCCGGATTGCCGTCATTGGCCGCATCAGTCAAATTCTTTGCCGCCTGAGCCAGCGGGGCCGCCTGCTGTGCCTGCTGCGCGGCCAGGGCCTGCTGCTGCGCTTCCTGTTCGGCTTTCTGCTGTGCCTCCAGGATTTGCTGATATTCGTCTTCCGACCGGACCATCGTAGCCGGTACGCCGATCCGGTCGAGGTACTTAGCCACGGCATCGGAGAAGTCGACACGGTTCACGACGCGCGGGTCGAGCTGTGCCGTCTGTCCGACAAAGGCCAGGCCCTGTTCAATCGCCGTCAGGCCGGACATTTTCTGTGCCTGTGCCAGCGGAGACAGGTACTCGATTTTGATTTCCTGCCCGTCGAGCAACTCCTGCACTTCGTCCGGCAAGGGTGGAAATACATGGTTCCGGTCGAGGATGTTATAGACGCGTTCCAGAACTTTATTCAAGAATTCTGATTGCAGTCGTTCAACGACTGGTCCCAGCTGCTGAAGTTTTTCCTGGTTCCGGGCCATGACTTCCTGTGCTGTCATCTGTCCCCGGTCGAGCTGGTCGAGCATGAGGAACAGATCTGTCGAATAGGCCCGTTTGATACGGTCTTCGACGCGGACGATTTTCTGGTCCAGCGTGCCAATATCCAGCTGTCCCTGGAATAAGGGACGAACGGCATTGTTCGGGTCCAGGTTCGCCGTATAGCCGCCAGGGAACAAATTGATACGGTGGGCAATATCTGCCGGCCCCTGCATGGGTGGTTTGATACCGAGTTCGGTAGCCATGGCCGCGTCGTACTCCATTTTTTGTAGCATCCGCGAGTCTGGCAGGGCATACCACGCCGGGCCGATTCCGTATTCTTCCAGTCCCTTTACGTCATAGCGGGCTACGGGGATAGCCCATTCTTCAAATCCTGTCGCCGCTAATACTTCCTGGTCGTTGGAACCTTCCACCCAGTAGACAGACCGGAACGGCATGTGCTGGTTTCCCAGTTCGTCGGCATCGGCTTTATCGTTTTCTTCGACGAGCCAGCATACGGTAAAGTATGTGCTGTAACCGTTATTACTGCGGTAGACATCCTGCACACTCTGCGGGCAGTTCTCCAGGCCAAATTTTCCGACAATCTGGGCCGCTGTCATGCGTACTTTGCGGGCAAAGGTATTGACGATACCCTGGGCATTGGTACCGAGGGCATAGGTGCCGATGGTATACGGCACAAAGGTTATGCCGCGTCCAGCGGCAAATATGCCCATAGGCGCCTGCCCCATGGGCAATTCCATGTATACCGTATGGACGGCATTATAGAAATTACTCCGTGCCAGGACATATTCTGTAATGTCACAGCGCTGATCTAACACGCGCTTAACCATGACGTTATCATTGAGCGTCATGTCGGCCAGGGTATAGCGGAACCACTTCCGCGACGGCGGCGTCAGGCCTGACTGGATCCCCGCCGCAAAGATACTACGGCAGTCGCCCGGCGTCGTGTTATAGATATTATCATCGTGCAGGTTCGGTTTTCCCGGCTGGTCATCGTCAAACTGGCCATCGTAGGGAAGCTCATTGTCCCGTATGTCCTTCCATATATCCAGCCAGCGCTGACGGTTCCGAAAGAGTGCGGCATAGCGCTGTATGAGCTTTGATTTCTGCTGGACCGTGTTGGTCTTCTTGAATTTATGGCTGCCCGTCGGCGAGCGGGCCAATTCTGTTTCAATAACCGGTCTCATAGCATCACCCTAAAGTATTCTTGCCATCGGTTCTCCCCAGAATGGAGTCCAGGCCGGAGCGGAAGTCCCGCAACTGCGTTGCCGCAAAGCCGCGTTTCTTCTTCGCATTTTTCGTGGCATCGTCCGTCGTATTGCTCGTATCATCGCCGACGTTAACGGTCGTTGCCACGGGGTCGGCCTGCGGGACCGTCGGAGCGCTGCTGCTGCCCCCGCCAAAACCTAAAATACCGCCAATGGCTTTCCCTACTTTTCCACACATAGTGTTACCTCCTCTTAAACAAATCGTATTTCGTATTGGCCGTCCCTATATCCGCATCCCTGCGGAGTACAGGAAAGGCAAAGGTCAGCGCCAGGGCATCTGCTTCGTTCGGAGATGGAAGCCCACGCCGCTTCATGTCTTCTTTTTTCTCCAGCTGTATTTCGCCTTTAGCATTGACAAAGGCTTCCGGCCCGATCAGGTCGTCATGGATGACGTCCCCGTCTTCGAGTACCCCGCCATCCCGCAGCCAGTCCCGGAGGGCGCCCCACATTTCGGCACGCTTATTGGCATAGCCCCGCTTCCCGGACGCACTGCCAAAGGCCACGAGCCGCCACTGGCGTCCCATGGTCAGTCCAAAAGAGTACACACCCGTTCCGTAACCCTGGTCGATGAAGACGGCCTGGGCCTGGTACTGGTCTTCAAAGGCGGCAATCTTCCCGGCGATGACGCCGTCGTTGTCGTTTTTCGCGTACGACGCCAGCTTGCGGCTGTACAGTCCCTGCCGCAGATAGATGACGGTCGCATCGCCGCCGCTCCATGCCATGTCCACGCCGAGAATAACCGGCGCAAAATTGTACTGAGCGGGCCGTATGGCGCGTTTTTGCGCGTCTTCGACGAGTTGTGCCGAGATGAACTGATTTTCCGATGTAGCCGGAAATTCGCCGCGTACACGGACCCGGAAGAAGTCCGAGTCTTCGCCGTATTGATTTTCCCACTGTTTTATTTGGGCTTTGTTCGATATAGGTACAGACCGGCTGTCTATCTTCTTTGTGTTCCAGTATTTCCGGTATTTCGTAAAGCAATCATGGAAACGCCCGGTGTTGCGCGTCGGGTTGCCGAAGGCACACCAGATAATCTGGGTATCCGTATCGGTCAGTGCCCCTTCAGCAACTTCCCAAATAGCATCGTCAATGGCCGAGGCTTCGTCGAATACCAATAGGATTCGGCTGCCCTGGTTATGCAACCCGGCGAAAGCTTCCGGATTGTCTTTACTCCAAGGGATAGCATCAATACGCCATGTCCGGTCGTGCCCTTCTTGGATGGAAAACAGCGACGTTGCCGTCAGATGGAACAGCTCTTTGCCGATGAAACGCCGATACCATTTCGCAAGCTCCGGCCAGGTCTTCGTCCGCAGCTGTGCTTCTGTATTTGCCGTGACGACGCCGCGCGTATTGGGATACGTCGAGATAGCCCATAGTATGATCCAGGCGACCAGCGCCGATTTGCCGATACCATGACCAGAGGCTACCGCTTGATGAATGACTTCATTCGGCGTAGCCAGCCCTTTCCCTATCATCCTTAGCTGTTCCAGCTGCCAATCCTGTGGCGCCTGACCCTGCAAATCCGGGTCATGGTCCCAGTCAAAAGCAAACCAGACAAAGGCTTCCGGATCGTCACTTACTTGCCCCAGGCAGTCTATGACTTGATAAGCTTCATCTATGGTCATTCCTTTTTCTTCCTTTCCATAGCGGCTTTGAGCCGGCCCTCTGTATTTACAGCCGCATCGATACTCAGGTTCCCTGTTACTTCCGTCTGCTGCTTCTGCTTCCAGTCACTCCCGGCCCGGTTCGTAAGGTAGAAGATACCGGCCCGCGTGTCCGGCGGATAGTAGCAGAGGCTGTTTTTCTCCGTTGTCGTCGTAACCTTCTTGCCGTCTTTTTCGACGGTGACAGTTTCGGACTCGTGGATTTTCTTTTCAATTCCCAAGGCCCGCGTCAGGAGCGCATTTTCTACGCGGGCGATGCAGTATTCTTTCGGCTCTTTGAGGGCCTCCGAAAACTCTACATGTTCGGCCTGCCATTTGTAAAACGTAGACAGGCTGATACCGATGTAGTCGGCGATTTCATCATTAGTCCATCCTTTGCGGCACATAGACTGAACAATCATCATGTTTTTCGCCGTGTTGAATTTAGCCCAGGTCACAGCGCGGCGCTTCTTAGTTTTTATTTTGCGCGCGCTATTTGGGCGCGTATTATTTTTATTTAAAAATATCTTTTCCCGGCGAATCGGGGTTCCCCGGATTTTATTGGCTGTCATTTAAAGACCCTCTTTCTGGACCGATAGGGGACCGGCTCATGGTTCAGATCCGACACATGGCGTTTCGCCCGATGATATTTCAGTTCAAAACACACGCAGCGCTCATGGACGATTTCCAGGTGCAGGTTCGTGCAGATTTCCATTTGGTTGAACTTGCAGCGGATGTTATCGCAGTGAATCATGGCCGTCCCCCCTTTCTGGGTACAAAAAAGGCGCTCCGCGGTTAGGCGAGCGCCCGTATTTTGTTGTTTTCTGATACTATCATTTTACCACAGGTTCGACTCCTATTTACTCCTGTCTTTTAAAATCTCGATAAATTTCCGCATCCATGCGGCCCGTATCAGACTGTTCAGCTGCTCCAGTGCCAGGCGGTGACTGTTATATGTCCGGGACGGCGATAAGTGAATCCGCATGGCGACTTGTTCCCATGTCAGGAAGTCGACGTAGTAGTATTTCAAAATAGCCCGCGACCTGGCATCTGGAAGCAGGGATATAAAGTCTTTTCCCATTTCCCGGATCTGATAGAGTGCCGCTTCTTCGCGGGCAATCTTTTTCACAAATTGTTCGATGTGAACGGGGATACGCGATAAGTCGTTAGGCCCGCCAGCGCTGACACAGGGCCGCGCCGGGTTCGATACTTTCAGGCATAACCCGTTTTCCTCCAGGTACCGCTCATACTTCAGCTCTTCCAGTTCGTAGTACTGTTCTCGAATTATCAGCAAGAATTTTCTGGCATCTACGATACCGGCTTTTACAATGTCCACCTTACCACCTCAACAGTAAATACGTAATTCCGAACCAAAAGATAATCGCCCAGGCAATCATTGCCGTCCACACAATCCGTTTCAGGTCCACACTATCGGTCCTCCTTCGGTATCCGTGCTATCGGTGCCCAGTAATGCACCCGCTTCTGGTCGATAAGCTGCTGTACATCGTCGACAATCCAATATTCCCCATCAAAAACTCCACATACCGGGAATCCGTATTCGGTGTCGGCGTACATTGCGCATAACACGCGGCGTCCTACTTCAGGCATTTCTTCCCTCGTTGCTACCCATTTCATTGGTTTTCTCCCTCCCCTTTATTTTTCTTCGCTTTTTCGTGGAGAACCCGCAGGTGATCCAGTTCCTGATACAGCGTCCGTGCTTCAACCTGTGTTTCAGCAATATAATTTTCCGTTGTGATATTCCCGTCAACGTATTTATCATGGAGACTCCAAATTCTGTACGTGCTTTGCCAGACGCTCTCAGCTACTGTCTGGTATTCTTTCAGTGCCAGGTTTTCTTCGGAGTCCATGGCATCCTCTTCGTTTTCCGGTTCTTGTACCAATTCCACCGCCGCAGGGTGTTCCGGTTCTCGACCAGCTTCCACCATAGGCCGTGTTTCTTCTGCTGGCTCTTCGGCCGGCTTGTCGTCGATGAAGTCCATGATGGTTGTCTGCCGTGGATCATCGGCCGGCTTATTACTAATGCCGTTCATGTCTTTATAGTGTCGGACATCGGCCAGGCTGATTTCTTCTATGTCAAATTTGGTCATTCCATCGAACAGGCCCTTTTGGTCTTCTGGCCGTAACTGGCAGATTTCATAGGCCACGGATACACCGAGTTTTCCGTCTTTCATCTTCTGCTGTAAGTCAACGATGAGGTTATTGTAAATGGCGCAGAGTCGGCCAATGGTTCCGCTGCTTTTATGCAGTAAGGTCTGCATGGCCTGCCGCTTCGTTTCGGAGATGACGCCTTCTTGCCGCTGGCGGGTAATGATTTCATCGGCCCGCTGCGCTTGCAGGACTTCTTCCCATGGCGTCAGGATACGAGCCGCACTATTGGCGCGAATCAACAATCGTTCTGCCTTCGCATGGTCCGGTTCGATTTCACAAGGCAGGTCCGCTTCCACGTCGGCCCCGTCGGCCAGCAGTTCTTTGACGGCCTGACAGCGCCGGTGCCCGCTGATGATGATGTACGTTCCATCGCCCTTCGGTTCGACGATGAGGTTTTGGCGGACGCCGCCGTCTTCTAAAATGCTCGCTTTTAGCTCATCCAGACTGCCGATGTGGTAAAAGTTCGCCGGGTTCGGGATGAGCTTGCCTACGTTGATAGCCCGCACGGCCCGTGCCGTCTTTTGCGGTACGAAGCCCAGGCTTTCTGCTAAATTCATGTGCTACCTCCTGTCCAATTTGGACAACCTGTCCACGATTTCATTCATGACACGCCGATACTGCCAGGCCGGCTTGATGCACATCGGCTTTAAATGATGGTCCGGCCCGCTCAGTTCTGCCAGGGGCTTATGCTCGATAGTCGATTCGGCCACCCAGGCACTGCGGCTGATGGACGTCGTAAATAGCGGCAGCCGTTCGCCAAGCAAAGCCTTTACGTCATCACGGTACCATGCAGGCTCATCGTGCGTGACCAGGACGCCCAGCACTTTCGCATCAAAGCCCGCTTCTTGCAAGTAGCTTAACTGCTGCATGAGGTTTTCCAGGCCGTGCGTGCTGAAGGCATCCAGGCGGATAGGAATAATCAGATAGTCTGCACACCGCAAGGCTCCCGCCGTCAGTTTCCCCAGGGCCGGCGGGCAGTCGATAAGGCAAAGGTCGTAGTCGTCGGCAAAGCAATCGACGTCTAAGGCCGCATCTTCCATGGCCGATAGCGATAAATTCCCAGGGATAATGTCCAGCCAGGGCCATTCCGTGCCGACCGGTTTCAGCTGAACAGGGCCGTCCGCATCATAGCGGCTGAAATATTGCGACAAATTCCCTTGCGGGTCCCGGTCTACTAAGAGGACACGGCGCAAGCTGGACCGCTTCGTCCCTTTGAGTTTTTTTGTTCGATGGGTTGCGTACAAATGTCCCAAGTTGGCTGCCGTTATGGTTTTGCCAACGCCGCCCTTGAGACTGTATACGGCTATTTTAATCATGGCCATGCTCCTTTTCATAGACAAATTTCAAATGGTAGAATTCACTCCGCACACTAAGACCGGATTTCTGACAGCGCGTCTTGATCATGGCCATCATCTGGCCATAGCCGCCGATACCCATTTTTCGTCCCAGGTCTTCCACTTCGGCCATGAATCTTCGCGTTTTCGGCTTCTTGATTTTTGGGGCCTGTTTATATTCCGGGTGGTTATCGTGCCAGCGCAAATTGATGATACTGCGGCTCAAGCGCTTACATTTTTGGCTGCAATACTTTTGGCCGCGCCTGGCATCGGGCATGGTACGCCCACAGATACAGCACACGCCATGGGTCGGATGATAAATCCGCTGTTCAGCTGCCACGGAACAAGCTTCGCACAAGTTCCGTTTCTGACTGGTTTCAAATGATTTTCCGCAGAGTTCACACGTGGCAATCATTCTTTGAGCGCCCCCCTTTCGCCGTACAGATGGTGCAGGTAGTCTACGCAAATGTCCCGTGCGACTGCCGGCGCCTGGTGATGACGGATGAAATGGCAGTGCGGGCAGAGCATGACGACCTTCGTTTCTTCGTCACTGCGGTAAATGCCGCACGGCTCATGGTGGTACTTCACGCCATATTCAATCGGCACGCCGCACCAGATGCAGTGGCCGCCATCGCGGTCGTAAATCTTATCGTAAAATTCCCTGGCCTTCCTGCCGGTCAGGTGGATTCGCTTCTTTTTTTTGAGTTCCATTGTCGGGCCTTCTTTCTATTTGTCCGGTGCTTGTATACCCGGAATTTGACCAGGCGCTTATCGTAGATATACTCAACGCGCCCATAACATTCTTTGCCGGTCCGCTGCCCGTGTTCGAATTCGACGAAGTGAATTTCTTCGTCAATCCGGACACATTCGTTTTTTCCGAGCAGCAGCGTGTTTTCCCGTCCCTCTGCCACGGCAGCGAACGGTCCCGGCGATTTGCGGATCAGGTACACCAACGCTTTCCTCCTCTCTTATCATGCGATAGAACATGTACGGGAACCCATAGGCCGTATACCCGTATTGCACGGGCTTTTCAATGTAATAGCCCTTCTTGGGTTTCGGATCCCTCCACGTCTTAGACTGTATGATTTCCTTTTCAACTTTTGGCTTGCGAAGGTTCCGGCTGCACCGATAGCGTGACCGCTGACAGCGTTCTTTCTGGCAGTACGTTTCGCGCGTTTCTTTCACGAGATATTTTGCTACTCGTTCCGCATCAGCTGGCTGTCCGTCGTAGAACCGAAAGGCATTATAGGGAATCTTGCCCCACTTCCACAGGGCTTGATACTCCCGCCGTCCCCAGCCGATGTTGTTTATCAGCAGATGATGATGAGGGCGATGGTCCTTGCCTTCACTCGTGCCAATCCATTTCAACTCATGCCCGGCCGCCCGGTAGTGGCGTCGCAGGCATAGGATGAAGTTGTCCAGCCGCTTTTTCGCTTCGGCTTCGCTCGGAGCTTCCCCGGCATAGGTCAGGTCCAGGCGTATGTCATCCTCCTGGAAGTTCTCCAAGATAAGGAGCCGCAGGTTCCGGATGGAGTTCCGTTCATTTACCTTCCACTGGTCGGCGCCGGTCTTATTGCAATTCCGGCTGCGCGGCATCGATGGATGGTGGTAGCGGGCGGTATGATATTTTCTCACTTCGATGACGGGACCTGCTGTTACCGTTTCCATGACATACATGCCGAACCTCCTGTCCGCCGGTTGTTTGTATATTTAATACCTTTAAGCAAGTGTAAAATAGGGCCGTGCCCTATCCTTGAAACCTGCTCTATGTTATACTGATTGTGTACCGACGATCTCTTTTGCAACCAAGGTAGAAAGCGTCTCATTCTTTATGAGTGAGGCGCTTTTCTATTGCCCTCATATTTTGCCGGAACTTTTCCACGGCCCGGCCGCCGCGTGTATCTGGCAAAGCCTGTTCCTCCGCTTCCGGTTTTTCCTTCGGCGCTTCTTGCTTTATGCCGTACCAGCAGGACCACAGCATAGTCCCCGCAAAATACGGGCATGTCTTACAGTGTTCCTGGCAAATGTCCGTCTCCCTGGCTTTGCAGTAAATCCAGCTGTTCGACGGTTTGCCGCAGACGGGACAATTCATCGTCCCTCCAGCAGTGCAAAAAGATCTTCGCCGTCATGCTGCGCCAGGAACGCGTTGAGCGTGTACTTCCGGATGCTCTTCGACGTTCCCCGTCTCATGCATGTCAGTGCGCCCGCCTTGATGAGCTTGCCGACAATGGCCGGCGACGTCCGCAGGCGCGCTGCCGTTTCATCAATGCTCATGAGACGGTCCCCGTCGTCCGGGAAAATTCTGTCGTTCATAGCTGCCTCCTAAAATTTAATAATCAGGCGCTGGCCCGGCTGAATGTCTTCATTCCCGCCAATGTCGTTATCTCTTTGAATTTTCCAGATAATACGGCGGATATCATCGTGGTTACTGGCTACGCCGCCGGCAATGTCCCAGAGGGTTTCGCCCTCTTGGACGTAATGGATGCGCTGTTCTTCCAACTGCTTCGCTTCTTCGCCGGCCGTATGGCCGATGTAGATACCAATGCCGCAGGCCATCGCCAGCCCCAAGCAGAAGGTTATTCCTTCACGGATCCGCGACCGCTTCGACTGCATATCCGTAGTATGATGGCCACGTACTTCTGTCACCTTCATTTACATCAGCCACCTTTCAATCCCTTTTAGGACATCTACGATTAATGCTCCCGGGCTGTCGTAAGCAACCCGGATGGTAATATGTTCATAGCTTCTCAAGTTGGTGACTTCGACTTCGCTTTCGTCTTCCGTCAAAATGAAGCTCAAATCTTTTCCGGCATATTCTGCTGCCCGTTGAAGGCAGGCCAGGACATCCCGCTTCTGTTCCCATTGACCACTCATGTTTTATCCTCCTTCCCCTGGGCTTCTTCCTTTGCCTTGCGGTATTTTTCCAAGGCCTGGACATTGGCCGGGTCCATATAAAACTCTAAAATGTCTCTATAGAATTCATCTAACATCGTCTTCACCGCCTTTCAAAGAAGAACACGACGTCGATTCCTTTACAAAAAATGTTCCATGTCGCTGGCATCGTAAGCGTCTATCGCGCTTATCTTGTCCACGCGTTCCCCTGAGTTGGCGTTGATAACGGCCAAATATACGCCGCCACCAAACTTTTCCACTAGGTAATTATGGATGTCTGCAAACGTAATATTCCCGCCTTTAGGCTTTCGGAATACTTGTACCAACGTTCCAGTACAATCCCTATATGAATCCATGATTAGTTTTTCCATGTTTGCTTCCTTTGTTATCTACTTAAAGTAGAGTTACGAGTTAAAAAAATTGATATTATCATAAGGCATATTCAAATATTCCGAAATCATTTTCGCCTGCTTGATGGTAGCGAGTTCGGGATTTTTTTCAATCTTACGATATGTCTGTACGTGAATATGCAAGTAATCAGCCATATCCTTTTGCCTTTTATCCCTTAATTTTCGTGCTTGCGATATACTGTACGTCATATACGCTCCCTCCTTTCAGCTTTATAATAATCTACTTTAAGTAGATTGTCAATGCCGTATTGTGGAATTGCATCTACTTTATGTTGATTTATTTCTACTTTTCTTGTATGATGTAGCTATAAAGGAGGCGTTTATCTCATATGTCTATTAGCAAAAATATCAAATTGTTGCGTGAAAGATACCGCTTATCTCAAAAGGATTTGGCGCTGATTGCCGGTGTTAGTGATAAAGCAGTATCTACATGGGAACTTGGTTTAAAAGAACCGCGAATGGGGGCTATTCAAAAGATAGCTGACCATTTTGGAATTAAAAAAAGCAATTTAATAGAAGATGGTGGAATGGAAAATCTAGATTTTGCTGGTAATCATTTTTTTAAAGAGGAGGCTCTCTCTTATAATATTTCAGACGAAGACCACGAGCTTCTTTCTCTCTATCACCAATTAGATGTTGAGGATCGTGCTGAAATTCGCGGTGAGATGAAAGGGATGCTCCGGGCCGAAAAGTATCAAGCGAAGAATAAAGACAAAACGGTCGGCTGATCATTGTCGACTTTAAACATAATGGTCATGATTAAGGGGGTGTGATAATCATGGATTTTTCACAGCGATTACGAGGATTACGAAAAGAGCGTGGCTTAACTCAAGAAGAACTAGCCAAAGAGCTAGAATTAGCTAAAAGCTCTATCAGTATGTATAAAAACGGAAAGCGGAAACCTAGTTTCGAAGTATTAGAAATGTTCGCTGACTTCTTTAATGTAAATCTTGATACGCTTTATGGCGCCTCTCCAGTCAGTAAAGATTCTTTTAAATGCACCCCTGAAGAGGAAATGATGATTAAAAAATTTCGTCGCTTAACCCCGACTGGTAAACAATCCGTATTAGCTATCTTAGATATTCAGTATGAAGCCGTTGCTCCAAAGATTAAGAACGACGAGGTAATTTGATTGTTATAGATTTTAAAAGGAGATGAATTCTAGTGATTCTATTATTTTCCATCGTTTTATCAATTATCGGCATTATCGGTTTTGTGTCTTCTGGTTATATGGTCTCCGCTCTTTGTGGTTGGTTGGCCGCAATTTTCTTGTTCTTTGGGATGCGTGACCACGTTGTCAAGACTGTTACCATTGAGATTGTCATAGCCTTTATCATTCGTATTCTTATTGTTCACGTAAATGGTTCGTTCTTTATTGTTTGGGGCATTGCTCATTCTATTGCTGTTTTAGCCTTTAGTATTTTATCTTTCTTATTCACATTTCTTTTTATAGCTCATAAAAATTAA